AAAATGTGGGGTCTTGGCACTCCAGAAGATTTGGATTTATTTTTGAAGTATGAAATTAATAGCTCATAGAGGAAACATTAAGGGCCCAAATCCTCAGCGAGAAAATGATCCTAAATATATTCTTGAAGCAATTGATCGTGGATATGATGTAGAGATTGATGTTTGGGGCGATAAGCAACTTTGGCTCGGTCACGATAATCCACAATACCCATGCCCCTTAAGTTTTCTAATACAAAACAGAAATAAATTATGGATCCACTGTAAAAACGATCTTGCATTATTTACTCTCATACATTTTGAATATTTAAACATTTTCTTTCATCAAGAAGATGATCGAACATTAACTTCAAAAGGATACATATGGACATATCCAAATAAAAGTGTTTGTCAAAAAAGTGTTTTAGTATTAGAAGATACAAGAAATTATGTTGGTAAAAATTGCTTTGGATTGTGCGGGGATTATTTGCTTTGAAAAACTGGAATCCCCATAATATTAAAGACTCCATTACTGGAGAAACCTTAGGATATATTAATGATTTCACAAATTTTAAACTCTCTTTGTATAAAAGTTTACTTAAAAAATTCGAGTTTTTAGAAAATACAATTTCAATTATTATACAAGGACCATTGCACGAACGAAGTATATCTACTATAGAAAGTTATTTAAAGTACGGGGAAGTTATTGTAAGCTGTTGGGAGGACGACAACCTTTCACTTCTTGACAAGTATAAAGAAAAAATAACTATTATCAAAAATAAATATTCAGATATCAAAAAATACATATCAACTTCACACAGGCAAACAAGACCGTATATTTTTCAAAATTACACAACCCGAAATGGGCTAGCTGCAGCAAATGGATTTTTTTCAATAAAAGTCAGATCTGATGAAAGCTTTCCCGTCTTAGATCCCCTTATAAATATTCTTAAAAATAACAGAGACTCAATAGACCCTAAAACGGGTAAAAGTAATTATCATAAAATTACAACATCTAATATTTATTTTAGGTATGATAAAGAAAATAAATTTCATCCATCGGATCATATCATTGCTGGGCACACCTTTAGACTAAAAAAAGTATTTGAAAGATCAATGATGTATTGCTTCTTAAAAAAAAATCTTAATTTATCGCCAGAACAACTAATCGCAACCTCTGCAATTGAAAGCTACTTTGACCCAATTCTTGAAAAGAGGGGTTCGGTAGATAGAGAAAGATCAATTGAGTTAATGAAAAAACATTTTGACATAATTAGAATCAAAGATCTTCCTGGGGCGATATGGACATCTAGCTACAGAAAATACAGACCATTAAAATCAGAAGAGGATTGGTGTCACCATATAGACTTAATAGGTGCCAAAGGTTGAATAATTATAAAACATGATTATTATCAATAAATCATTTAATAAACATGTCAATATCTTTATATAAACCAAACAGTAAAAACTCCGGATGCGCATTTAATTTCAAAATAGGAGTAGACAAAAAAAAGGAACCAGTAATTTACGCAAAAGCCATACAACAACATGGTTGGGATGATAAAACTAAAACAGGAAATTTTTCAGGAAATGCATCTGACCCCGAAAAAAACATTAATATTAAATTTACAGAGTTTGAGATAGGCGGAGTATTAAGTGCATTTAAACATAGAAATGAATTCTCATCCTTTCACTCGTACGAAGATAACAAAACAAGTATAAAGTGCACCCCTTGGGATAAAAAAACCAAGATTAAATCTGGCGACAAAGAGTCGTGGGTTACATTACCGGCATTTGGAATTAATTTCACTAGAAACGGAAACCAAGCCTTCAGGATACCTATTGAGCCTGGAGAGGTTGAAAACTTATCTGAGTTTTTCAAATTTTATTTAGAAACTCTTTACAGGCATAGACGAAAAATTGAAATAGAAAAAGCCAAAGAATACAACTCTCAAAAAGAAAACGGAACAGACAATAAAGCGCCGTTTTAATGCCAAAGAAAAAGATAGTTATACATAGTAATCATTGCAGAGCTTTCACAGGCTTTGGAAAGAATGCTAAAAATATCCTTATATATTTAGAAAATACAGGCAAATATGATATTATAGAATTCTGCAATGGAATAAAATGGGGAGACCTAGCCTTATCGAAAATGCCATGGAAAGCAGAGGGCTCTCTTCCATCCAGTCCATCAAGATTAAAAAAATTACAAAAAGATCCAGCTCTCGCAAGAGCAGCAGCCTATGGTTCTGAGATGGTAGATGATATCATCGAAAGGGAAAAGCCAGATATATACTTGGGCATAGAAGACATATGGGCTTTTTCAGGCTATACAAAAAAAACCTGGTGGAATAAAATTAACTGCATGGTTTGGACAACATTAGACAGTTTACCCATTCTTCCAGATGCAATTGCTGCTGCTCCAAAAATTAAAAATTTTTACACATGGGCAGAATTTGCTCAAAAATCACTCAACAATCAAGGACAAAAACATGTAAAAACATTACGAGGTTCAATAGATGACACACATTTTTTTAGATTGAGTGACAATAAAAAGCTTAAGTTAAGAACAAACAATAAAATATCAAAATCAGATTTAATTATTGGTTTTGTTTTTAGAAATCAACTCAGAAAAAGCGTACCAAATCTACTTGAAGGCTTTAAAATTTTTTGCGACAAAAATCCACAAATTAATGCTAAGCTTTTGTTGCACACTTCCTGGTCAGAAGGTTGGGATATTCCTAGATTAATTAAAGAAAAAGGGATAAAACCTTCTTGTATACTTACTACTTATTTTTGTAAACACTGTAAAGAGTATGAGATAAAATCTTATACTTCCGAAAAAATAGATTGCCCTTTTTGTAAATCTAAAGAGACTCAATCAACAATCACTTCTTTATCTGGAGTTAACGAGTCTCAGTTAAATGAAATATATAATTTAATGGATGTATACTGCCATCCATTTACCAGTGGAGGTCAAGAGATACCCATACAAGAAGCCAAACTAACAGAACTCGTCACCCTAGTAACAAATTATAGTTGTGGCGAAGATTCTTGCGTGAAAGAAGCTCAATCTTTACCCCTCTCCTGGACAGAGTACAGGGAACCAGGAACTCAATTCATTAAAGCAAGCACTTGTCCTACAAGTATCAGCAATCAATTAACAAAGTTTATTACGTTAAAGGAGGATGATAAAAAAATCATGGGAAAAAAAGCGAGGGAGTTTGTACTAGCAAACTATAGCGTAAGCGTAATAGGTAAAAAACTTGAAGATATATTTGATAAAATGCCAAGTATCGACTGGGATTTTAATTTTGAAATTGAAGAAAGAGACCCCAACTATGAACCTCCAGATATCAAAAGCGACTCTAATTGGCTTAAAGATATATATAAAAATATATTAAAAGTAGAATCTAGTGAGCTCGACGAGGGTCATAAACATTGGATGAAAAGACTTGCATCCGATATATCAAGAGATAAAGTATTAGAGTATTTTAAAAGCGTAGCAAAAAAAGAAAATCAAGAAAATAAAAAAATTGACCTTCAAGATTTTCTGGATACAGATAACCCAAAAGACAAACTTTTAATAGTTATGCCTGAAAGGATCGGTGATGTTTATTTATCGACATCACTCTTACCTAATTTCAAAAAACAATATCCAGACCATAAAATTTACTATGCAACTTCTCCGAAATACTTTGGCGTATTAGATGGAAATCCGTATATACACAAATGCATACCTTATCATGAAGAACTGGCAAACCTACCCTTAATGGAAGGTAAGGGAGAGAACAAAGGATACTTCGATATGGTTTTCATTCCATTTTTAGGAACGCAAAGAGTGATCAATTATACTCATAACGGAAAAGATAAAATACAATTTGACTTATGCACTTAATAGAACAGTATGCGCTCTCTTGCGGGGTAAAAATAGATAAACCATATATAGACTTAGCCTATTTCCCTATTGATCAAAAAAAATATATAACCTTACACGCAAGCAATAGGATACAATCCAAGACATATGATTTTTATAAAGATGCAATAGAATTAATGCTTCCTTATTTAAAGGAAGAGAATATATCCATTATACAAATAGGAGAAATTGGCGAAGAAAAGTTTGACGCCTGCGTTAGTTTATTAGGGCGAACGAACATAAGGCAAGCATCTTATGTGATTAAGAATAGCCTCCTTCACTTATCGACAGATTCATTTAGCACTCACGTAGCATCAGGTTTTAATAAAAAAATAGTATCACTTTATTCAACTTCTTATAAAGAATGCTGCGGCCCATATTGGGGAGACAAAGACAAGCAGATATTGATTGAACCAAACAGAGAAAACAGAAGAGCTTCCTTCTCTGACAATGAATACCCTAAAAGTATAAATGAGATCATGCCTGAAGTAATAGCTAAATCTGTTATCGATTTACTTGGAATTAATAATGACCTTGAAAAAGTAAACACCCTTCATGTTGGTAAATTATATCACGGCCAGTCTCTTGCCGTTATTCCTAATCAACCCCCACCGAAATTGTTTGCCCAAAATCAACCAATTAATTTATGGGCCCACGAGCACTTTGATGAAGAAAATATCATTAAATGGAGTATAGGTAGAAAAGTAAATATCTTCACAAAACAAACAATCAATATAAAATATTTATCAACAATAAAAGAAAATATTCATCAAATTAATTTTTTTCTAAATGATTCTAACGATAATTGTGAAGACTTTTTTTCTGAAATCAAAAAACTAGGAATACGCCTAAAACTTATTTGCGAAAATCCAGATATAATAAAATCAGTTCGATTAAAATTTTTTGACTGGGATGTACATCTATTGGAAAAGACAACAAAAAAAGACCTTGACAATGCGGATAAATTATGTAATAATAGTCGTTACAAAAGTTCTCAATTAGTGTGTTCAAATCAAAAATTATATGCAAGCAAAGCAGCGTGGAAAAACAAATTAGAAGGAAACCACAATAAAATTATTGATTGTCCCGAATTTTGGGAAGAGCTAGCTAACATTAAAATATACAACGACTACAGAAATGACAAATAAATCAAAATCATCCTCAGACAATTCAGTAACGTATCAATCTAAAACAGAAGCAAAAGAATTAAAAGTAAAATATCCAAAAAATTACGCCGACGGACCAGGCTTATTCCAGCGCAATGCATTTGGATTACTTGGTAATGTAGATTATGTTTTTGCCGAAGATGGTTCGGTCAATTGGAGAAGTATGATCAAGGATGAACACCTTTTTCCAAATCGCTCATGGTTTGATTTGCGCAAAAAAGATGTGCCACGAACAATCGATGGTCTTGGCGATCATCAACTACTTATTAAACTCAGTGGAATCAAAGAGCTCGCGAAACTTCGCGGCTTTACAGATGTAGCATATGAAGTGGTAAAGTGTCAACCCGATCATGTCGCAGTGATTTGCAGAATGACTTTCCTACCAAACTACGAAACTGGCGGCAAACCAGTACAATTTCAAGATATGGCAAATGCAACGCTCGACAACACAAGTAGTTTTGCAACCAAGTTCCTGGAAACTATCGCATGCAATCGCGCATTTGTTCGTTGCGTTCGCAACTTTCTAAACGTTCACATCGTTGGAGATGATGAAATTGATAAATCAAACAATCCCGGCGGCGGAAACAATTCGTCATTAAACATTTCGGCATCACTCACACCATATTCGATGGTGGAAAATCTGTCCAAAGAAAAATTAAACTGTTCTAATTTTGAAGAATTTAAAGTGATACTCAGAGACTGGTGGAAGAATGAAAAATATCAAAACGATAACGCAAAAAATTGGAATGATTTTTCAGATATTTCTCCAACGGATGCCAGGATGTTAATGAGAATAATTAATTCTTAAAATTATTAGGCTATTCAAGCTATCGGTGCAAAAACACACTTCAATGTATCATAGCTTTATAATTTATTTTTAATTTCCTGTATTTGCTGTTCTAAAAAATCAATTTTCTTTTGCTGTTCTTGTATTGCTCCAATCAATACGGGAACTATTTTTTCATATCTAATTGCCAGGGTTTTGTTTTCTCTTTGTTGAACAACTTCAGGAATAATTTCATTAACTTCTTGAGCGATTAAACCTATATCCTCTCCTGCATAAGTTGACTGTTTTTCGTTCCATGTAAAACGTACTGGATTGATTGCTAAAACGCTAGATAAGCAATTATCTAATTTAGTGATATTGTCTTTTAGTTTTTTGTCTGACAAACTGTATGCAATAATATCGCCCTGAACATATAAATTAGCAGGAATACTACTAGTAGAAGGAGATCGTATATATAAACTACTAGAAACTTGTTCTAAACCATTAAAGAAACTCCCAGGCCTACCCTGCATCAATCTAACATTATAATCTACTTCGTTTAGAGTTGAGTCTAATAAATTTTCTATAGAAAAGTCGATATAAGCCCTATCTGGATTTTTTAGTTCTAAACGTTCGTGAAACGCTCCTTTACACCATATACCTTCGTGACCGCGTCCATGACCAGTAATTATAAGCATGGAGGCATTATCGACATCACCAGGAGAAAAAGTCATTCTACCAGAAGCGCTATCCGTAAACCACCTATGAATCCATTGATCTGTTCCGTGAAAATAAATTCCGCCAGTATCTTTGAAAGCATCCATTATCAACCCTTCGTTAATTCCGTGATTGCTTTCGGTAGCTAACTTTAACTGTCCACCTTCATAAGGATATTCTACAGAAGCGCCCAAAGTCAATTGCCCCTCTTCTATTATTGCTCCTCCACGTTTTATTGTCAGAGGTCCATAACTTACAACACCATTATAACAACCAATATTAAACGTGTGATCATCAACTTCAGTACCTAAATCAGCATTACCTAAATAATCTCCAATAATATGACAATTTATTTTTGAATCTATATTATTGCCAACGCCATTTATAATAGTAGATCGCACACTGTCATGGATTTCATTTCTATACCCTGCGCCAATTAAATTATTATCATTAAAATAATCTCCTTTGCCATCCACAGATAAAGGCCTACTTGATATATTTGTACTTCCACTCATAAAATTAAAACACTGTTATCCAGGGACCGGATCCCTCTTTATACACTTGAGTTTCATTGGAGGATGTTCGACGTATATAATACCACGCGCTCTCTTCGTTATTCCAAATTAATCCATAATCAGGAGCAAATTCAAAATACGCATCTCTTGGAATAAACCACCACCCACTTTTAGATCCCCAATTAGAACAAAATATCCACAAGTCAAGACCAACAGAAAAATCTCTCAAATAAACAGATCTATTATAATTATCATCTCTAGCCCAGTATACGTAAGCCCAACCGTAAACTGCCGAAAATATCCACTCTCTCGTCAAACAAAAACTTTGAACAAAAAATGAATCATTCTCCATGTTATTTATTAACATTCCCGGAAACCAGCTTCCAGTAATCCAATTTCCTAACTCAATAGTTATTTCATTTGCTCCGTATTTCCAATATCCAGTTGATATACTTGAATGAATATCATCTAAACGAACCTCCCCCGCTGTTCCGGTTTGACTTAAAAGAGTAGTTTGTGTTATAATATTTTTGGTTCCATTTAATATCGTTTGATTGGTTCCCCCGCTTATAGAATTCTCTACTCCAGAAAGTATTCCATTTGAACCCTGTATATTGCCATCCTCTTCTGCAGGCATGCTGTTTTCAAATCCTCCAGCAATAACAGAAAAATTATCTTTACATATATTTGCATAGCCTCCCCCTATTGCTGAAAAATGAGAAGAGACCTGATTCTCTGCTCCCCCAGCAATCAAAGAAGCTATATTGTCAACGACATTATCTGGATTAGAAATAAATACATTATTATATCCACCGCCAACAAATGACCCTAATTCATCAACAGCCTGACCACCATCAAGCATATTATTAATATAAGTAGATAAAGCCCCACTACCAGTATAACCAAACCCAGTGTCTATAATAGAGTTATTAATAAATGTGCCCTTAATTTCTACCTTACCCTTGGCACTAGAATATCTAATGTAAGATAAAATTTCAGATGAGTCACTTGAGTTTGCTTTTGGGTTTATACCCCCTACGTCAAAATAAGCTATTGTTGTATTATTTTCAAAATCTGTTGCCAGCAAGTATCCAGCAGGTTCATAATCATCTGTTGTCCTAGGCTGTCTAGTATCAGAATTAAACAACCCACCTTGAAATTGATTAGACCTTAAAACCCCACCGACACCATTTTCTCCTACCTCAAGCTTACTTGCTATATATCCATCTTCCGCCAAAAGAAGTCCCGTGGCTACACTGGAGAATTCTGCGCCAAACGGCTCCCATTTGCTGCTTGTATCTGGAGTTTCTGGATTGGATGATGTTGTTGTGTGACTCTCTACGCATATATAATAATTTCCATTATATTTAATAATATCACCCCTATAATCAGTTCCAAAATATTCTGTATTATTACCATTAGTTGACCAGTCACCCCTATATGAAGTAGCTACCCCATCTTTTCTTTTGGCAATTTGCCATACTCCGCTCCAACCTAAAGCTCCTTCATTGGTTGGGGCGGCAGTTGTATCATCCTTGTGGCTGGAAAAGATTGCTGTGGATGCATAAATTTTTTCTCCATTTTGTATATCAGTCGGAATAGAAGTATTCCATATTGAATTGGCCGGGAGATTAACTTTAGATTTTGTAAAATCATAAGTATAAGATTGTGTAGGCTTTGGTACATCGCCAGCTGATTTTGTATACAAAACAATTTCCGCCGCAACATCGCCATCTATTTTTTCAGGAGCTCCAAACGTAAAAAGAGTTCCCGCTGATCCGCTTACAGAAGATCCTTTTATTGACCATAAATACCCAGTGCCGCTAGCTCCTCCAATAGTATCACTCCATGAGCTTCCTGGATTTGTTACTCCTGTTGAGGTTGTACTGTACGTTGGTTGACCCACGCTTTTTTGAAACCAAAAATTTGCAGCGACACCATCTTTTCTTTGAGCAACTTGCCATACTCCGCTCCAACCCGAAACTCCTTGATTGGTTGGGGCCGCAGTTGTATCATCCTTGTGGCTGGAAAAGATTGCCGTGGATGCATAAATGTTGTCTCCATCTTGTATATCAGTCGGAATAGAAGTGTTCCATATTGAATTAGTCGGGAGATTAACTTTAGATTTTGTAAAATCATAAGTATAAGAGACTGCAGGTTTATCCGGTGATACACTGCCAGCTGATTTTGTATACAAAACAATTTCCGCCGCAACATCGCCATCTATTTTTTCAGGAGCTCCAAACGTAAAAAGAGTTCCCCCTGATCCGCTTACAGAAGATCCTTTTATTGACCATAAATACCCAGTGCCGCTAGCTCCTCCAATAGTATCACTCCATGAGCTTCCTGGATTTGTTATTCCTGTTGAGGTTGTACTGTACGTTGGTTGACCCACGCTTTTTTGAAACCAAAAATTTGCAGCGACACCATCTAATCTATGAGCATATACGCTAGGAGAAGACCAACCGCCTTGAGCAGACACCCCTGTTTGGTTTTTTGACCCCAAAAACAATGCTCGAGAAACATATATTTTACCATTATCAGAATTAATACTTGGAACACTAGAAGTCCATCCGCCAGAAAGAGCGTTTAATTTGTTTTCTTTAAAATTAAATGTAGTTGTTGGAGCGGCAGTTCCACTTGTGTTATACAATACAACTTCTGCTATAGCTTCTGTTTCTACCCTGGAAGGCGTTTGCCATGTATAACTTGTTTGACCAGCCCTCTTTTCCCCTCTGCTAACCCATAAAAATCCAAGATTATCAGCGGTTAAATTAATATCGTTTGCGTCTGTATACCACCCGGTTGGAGTATTTGAGCCATTTGAGGTTGGAGCTCCCGGGTTAGTACCATTTCTTTTAAACACAAAATCTATAGAAGTTCCAGCGATAGATTTAGAAATTGTTTGTGTTGCGGAAATAGAACCGGTTTCACCGTTATATTTTTCAAAACTAATATTATAAGTGATGCTTCCTGAAAATGTCGATGCAGACATTGAGTTATTGGGTAAATCAGTAAAACCAAATTGCCAGTTTGTATGATTGGTTCCTGTAGTTGTTTTTTGAGAACCAATATAACTTAACCCAGTCTTATCCCTAGAACTCACCTTGCATTGACCTGCGGATAAGGTTGCCGAAGATGCCACGGGTTTTAATCTCAGTGCTCCATCAAAAACAATAATATCCGTTCCGCTTCCACCATAATCAAACGTCCCATCTTCATCTACTTCAGGGAGATTATGATTTTCATTTAATAACTTTACAGTTACTACATTTGAACCATCTTTTATTCTTGAAATTGTTAAAGAATCTTGTACAGTAAATGATTCGCTATTATTTGAAGTGCAACTAGCAGTAACTATAACAGCTCCACTCTCTATTAGATTAAAGTCTTCAGCTGCTATATAAACTTCTTCTCCAGTCGCAGTTGCAGATGCAGACGTATCAACTATTGATGTCCTAAATATAGCAAGCCCTGCATCACTACTCCAATTAATAACTTCGTTTATATTTTTCTTTTCTGCATTAATTTTAATGATTTGAGGATTTAATGCGCTATAACCTTTTGTATATTTATCTTCGGTAAAAGTATACGATTCAGCGAAAATATTTAGAGCTTTCGAAGTATCTCCATCTCGACTAACAGAAAATGTTTGACGCTTAATAATTGCAAATGGTTTGTCGCTAAAAGTTCTGCCAGAAATTACATAATCAATATATACAGAAGTGGAAGAATCATTTAAGTTAGAATGATCTGCAACCCTTGCAACTCCGCTTTGACCCGAAACGGCACTTATGCTACCCGCGGATATTTCTGTAGCAGTACCTAAAGTACTAACATTTACAGTAGCTATTGTAAATTTTCCCGCAGATAATGCTGGCGAAGTTGAAAACTGTAATGGATTTGTTCCTTCCCAAACCTGTATATCAGTTCCTGAGTGCAAATATTCATCCCCAGTACTTGGTGTTTCGGGCTGTCCATTTTTTTCATATTCGTATCTTTCTTTGAAATGAAAATTATGATTTTCGTTAGTTAAGATTGTCGTGATTGAATCAGAACCTTCCTCTAATACATAAATTGAAATTTCATCAGAAATAGAAGGGCTTGTTGGATTTCCATATATATCTTGAGCTTGTTCGCTAGATACTTTTATTGTCGATAAACCATGTATAACTTGTTTTGGTGTTAACCCTTCATTGACAAAATCTGAGTATTTTACCTTAACAGAAGACAGAGAACTATAGGCAGACTGATACCCAGTCGAAGAACTTCCTGTTGTGATCAGCGATCCATCTACTGCATTATATAAGGGAACTTTAGTTGACTCCCATTTTAATCTTTGATTGTTTCCTTGAGTGTCAACATTAATAGTTATTTCGCTCAAGTCAGAAGAAAAATCTTTTTTAATTTTAAAATATTGAGAAGTTGACGAAACCCTTATTGACTCAGTTCCTTTTCCGTCAACCAATCTAGTAATAACAGATTCTCTCTGAATATCAGAGTGAACGCTTCTTGCGTAGAGCAGAATTGTATCTTGATATTTACTTGAACCATCCACATCTTTTTCTTCAACTAGAGAATGATAACTTTCTCTAAATCCCGCTTGACCAGGAAGTATCGCTCCGTTTTCTATATATACAGGAAGTTTAACAGAAGTACTAAAAACTCCAGGCCCATTATCAAAAGCAGCAGTATAATCATTTGACCACCTAAATCCATAATTATTTTGATAAGCAGAAAGCTCAGTAACACTCAACCAACCACCACTAGAATTTACGTGTTGAAATATATTTTCTTCAGAACCATCGTGAAACAGCCTGACAGCCCTAACTTGTATATCTTCCGCTCCCTTTATAGAAGAATTTCTAAATGTAATTGTAAGTTTAGCAACTTCGTCAGATATATTATTATTGTCAACTGCATCAAAACCATCGGCAGGCTGAAAACCTTCGTCATTTTCTATATAAGAAAAATATCTAGGAGAAGGGTTGATTTCAACAAAGTCATAATCTTTATTATTTTTTTGCTTCATTCTTCCGCGAAGCATTAACTCTCCTTCTTCAAAAGATAAACTATTTAAACCTTGTTGAAAAGCAAATGATCCATCTCCACTCAAAACAAAACCTTCGACACTAGGCTCCAATAGATCTTTACCTTCTTGAAATTCTAATCCATAAAAGTTTGTGCTTCCTATAGATCCAGCTTTATCTGTTTCAGTTTTTATTCCATCTCCTTGATTAAAGACCTCTATTCTATGACCCTTAATTTGACCAGCTGTTATTTTATCAGCGCTTAAGTCATTTATATGAGCGGTTTTAATCGCTGCTTCAGCAATATTAGCAGTACCAATCAATGCGTTCGCAAAAGCTTGATGGACCGGAGTTGCAACTCCATTGGTATTTCTTGCTACAACAAAGTCTCCATCGTGAAAATCAGTAACCGTTAAAGATATAGAGTTTTCTGGAGCACTTGTATCCTGAGAATCAGCAATATGCTCATTATTTTGTATAGGATTATTTGATGGATGAATATTGCTCGTTTTATATTGCAAACCTTTAAAGTATACATTTTTTACTCCATTAAAAGGGTCGTTATCATAATCAAATTCAGTCCACAAAGACACACTTTCTCCAGCGTAATTCTTTTCTCCTAAATTCTTATGATTAATTTTATAGTTTGTTAAGTTTAAATCATTAGATGCATTATTCCTATCCCACCAAACATAACCATCTGTAGTTTCTCCCGCTTCTACTATATACCCAGTTCCATCATTATATAAAACATGTTGGTCCCATGTGATTTTTCCATTAGCAACATCATCCTGAAATGGATTATTTGGAACTAAAGCTATACTATCTGCAAAACCTGAAGTCATACTAATCTCAAAATCGTCTATATCTGTAGCAGTAGCTACTCCAAGAGTCAAAGTTAGACCATCAATATTATCATTGCTATTAAAATCAGTAAATGGGCTTTTATTTCCCGCAAAATCTACAGCTCTAACCCAAAAACTTTTTGTATCTCTAGTTTTACCAAAATAAGAAGCCTCAATAGATGGGCTATTTGCGGGGACATCAAAAAGATTGACAGCGTTTGTGATTTCTAGTGCGGGGTCTAGAATTTCTCTTGGGGTTTCTCCAACGCTATAAGCAACTCCATCAACCCTTCTGTATCCAGTATTTTCTGCGGCAAGCCACACCGAATTATTTTTCTCGAGATAAGTATCATCACTTATCCATAATTCATAATGATCTATATCATTTTCCGACCATGTTAATAATTTTTCTGGATTACTTGGATCATAGTCTGCAGTTGGTGCCTTCCAACTAAAGAAATAGTTTTCAAACGCAGTTGTTCCATTAAACCCAACAGGGGCACCTGGAACAGCTCCTGCAGCAAAAGTAGGATCAGATCTCATTACTTTACCGGGCGCAGCTTTTGGGTCAGTAGAACTTAAATTCCTTGGATATACAATTACTTTTTCTAATCCGTTTTCTCCTCCCCCATAAGGAACGTTGTATAAAACTCCAGTACCAAAATCATCAAAAGGAAGAATTCGGTAATAGTAACCTTCGATATTTTTTATTTCATTTCCTAAATCATCTGCATCTGGATGAATATCTACTATTTGGGTTATATTATCGCCATAAGTTGCATCCCCAGGTCCGATTATTTTCTTTACAAAAGAACCTCCCTCATCAGGAGTTCTTGTATCTGGCAGTCCATTCTCATCTAAATACGTAAAACCACTAAAATCTCTAGCTATAACATTACCTTGTTCATCTAAAGTTTCAACTTGATTATCAGGAATTCTATAAAGATATACCTGAGTTGTTTTTTCTTGAAAACCTAGAGCATAATTGAAATTAAATTTTACTTTCCTTACTTCGGATACACTGTCTACTTTCTCTCTAAATCCTGCAGAAAGAATACTTGGAGCTGGATTATCTGCAATTAAAGTTAAAGGATCATTGATTATATTTAAGTCATTACCTATAAGAGAAATCTGTAAACCTATAGACCTCTTTCCTCCGTCAGCTCTATATTGAGTTCCGTATAAGCTATTATTAATTTCTCTAGTATATTCGTATTGATTAAAAATAGATGCACTGCTATTTTTGTATTGAATTTCTAAATCTCCATTTTCATCAATATCTAGAGTCTTCGACGATACTTCATCGCTAATAGACAATAACTTCTGTCCTGAATCTTTATCATATAAATATCCATTCACACCAAGAATGCTTGGAACATCAATATTATTAAAAGTAAACCTGTACTGGTTTAAATCAATAACATTATCATAAGCATCTACAAAGTCCCATTTAAATAAAAAAGAATCCCCCTGTTCAGTATATCGAAAATTATTTATTTTAACTTTACAAGCATAAGGAAATAATTCACTGCCAAAATTACCATTTTCTGCTACGTATTTCTCACTTGATAAACCAAAATAATCCTTAGGAGTAATTGCATAATAATAATTGTATCCCCATAATTGTTCGTTAATAAAGCTATTGAATGATATATCTCTCGTTTCATATTTATAAGGAATAACTTCTTCTGAAATTTTCTCCCAGATAACTTCGTTATTGACAGGAGATGAGGTCTGACTAGATGTATGTCCAGCAACACACTTATAAACCTTATCTAAATATAAAACTTTTTCATCAACAGAATATTCTTGATTTTCTTCCCAGTTTAATGCGGAGTTAATATCCTTATAAAAACTTAAACTGATATCAAAAGAAGACGGATCATAAATATCATATTTATCGGGAATAGCTATAAATCGATATCTAGCACCAGTCGAATCAAAATCTAACTCCCTCCATGAAAACTGCACTGTATTTCCATTTAACTCATAAATTAAATTAGCTATGTCTGATTGTGGATTTTTTAATATTAGAAGTGCCTCACTTTGTCCCCCTCTTGCATCAATACATTTAATTTTAACCTCAATTTCTCGACCGATATTCAGCTCATTAAAAACTTCAGTAGTTAAATTTAAGTTAAACTCTCTATAGTTTTGTAAAATTGCATTTACATTAGTAGAGTTTAAACTAGAAGCCATTGAAACAGAATTAGAAAAGTCAATTAAAACCCCATCGCTAAAAACTTCTATTTCGAAATGTGAGAAAAAAGGATCACTTAAAAGATCGTAATTTAAAGATTTTCCTTCTTTTGGGTGTCCTCCAGGAGGTAATAGTTCCCACGTAATATTCAAGTCTTTTTTGCCAAATTTCTGCTCGACAACAATATTATCTCCAAAGTTTTCTGCTGCAGTAATTATGGAAAGAGATTGATTAACACGAGCCTCAATAGAGTCAATCTTTAAATTATTTATAGTAAATGTTCCATTAAAATCAGGTGGAACCACAGATATATTCCCAACCAAAGATTCGGACTTTACCCCTATATCGCTTCTACAAAATACTCTAACTTCAAATTCTCCATAATTACCTTTTAATGAAACAACATGACTGCAGGTTTCACCCGAATTGAAAACTAAATCAGATCCCTTTCCAATATTCTCTTTAAAAGAATAATTCGACGAAGTTCCGTATATCTCATAAGAAGCATTTAAGTCTATTACTTCGAATTCTATCAATAAGGATGATTCTTTCATTAATTTAAACTTTCTAAAGTTAAGTTTTCAGGGGCTTCAGGTTTTTCCATATCGGCTTGAGGTGGAATTGGTAAATTTGGTCTACGAATTACATCTTTTCTTTCTACGGCCAAAAACTTAGAACTATTATATTCTAAACCTGCAACCTCATATTCATTAGGGGCAACCTCTTTTACTGTTAAAGTTCTAAATAATTGTCTTTCATAGTATCTTATAGAACTATCTTGCGGGCCAGGCGCAAAAGTAACAACCACAGACATACTTTCATCATTACTTATTAATTCAGAAGCGTCACTAGAGTCAACAAGCTCGATAATATTTCCAGAGATATATATAATATCCCAAGTTTTATCTATATCATCATAACCAGATCCACTAATTGTAACAGTTGGATTATCCATTAAGGTCACACCTCGTGAGCTATTAAGCACGATTCTAATAGATTGCTCTTGTTGCCTTGAGTTGGAAGCAGAAACAGAATAAATTTTATCAGATTCTATGTCAACGGTGTGATCTCTGTTAATGCTAGCCCCAAAAGTTCTATCTTTAATATCATTGTGAATATTCTCTATACTCTTATCTCCACCCCTCTTAACATACTCTTCAACTGATACAAGAGAACACCAAAAACCACTATCTCCGAAAATGCGAGCAATCCATACTTCAAAATCAAAATTTAATAAATTAATCCTAGAAGTACCACTAGGAATTTCCTGGAATATACTAGGAATCCAAATATTATATTTATAAAAAATAACGGCGGCTCTGATTTTATCAAACCAATACCAAGTATAACCCGCATCGTCGATATATATAAATATCCAATCAAAAGTTTGATGATAAACCCACCCACCTATTTCATTATAATCTCCTAATTTTTTTACGTAAAACCATGAAGACCATTCTAAGCTATATACCCATCCATTATCATCAGATGAATCAATATATACCGTACCTAATAAACTATCTTCATACCACCCATTACCACTTAATGAGTTATTTGAAATATTCAAATTGTTTAACACAACATCTAAATCCATAGAATACCCAGTAGGTTGCGCAGCGACACCTTTGATAGCATATACAGAGCCAACATCAACCCTAGACAAAGATTCTAATGTAATTCTATCTGTTGTCCCCGGAGGAGAAACAAGATACACATAATGTTCTCCGCCATCATTACCCCATATATCCTTACCATAGTCATTAAAATATATATTTTTATAACTTCCATCAACACCTAATTCTTTTCTCGATAACTGAAAAGAATGGTCAGTTTTATTTGTGACATAATAAACTTTTTTACTAGACAAACCGCCCGGCAAAGTTCCGGATGAATAGAATTTCACAACATCTCCATCTTCAAATTGGTGGGAAAAAACTTTTATGCGGTTTTCCTTTATATCTAAGTCAACCTCTCTTATTTTCTTTAAATATTTAATTTCAGATTTTTGTCCCTGCCTACCAATAAAATCTGAATTTAAAGATAAAAATCCTAAGTATTTAGTGAATTGCTCCGTATATATAGAGTTTATAGTTGCATCTTGATCTATTGGATTGTTTTCAAACTTAGAGGCAATCTGCATCTCTTTTATTGAATTAAAAATATTTGATGTAGATATATTGATTTCGACTTGACTCATTCCCGGCTCATCCAATAAAAATTTATCTATAAAAACGCTAGAGTTACTATCAAAATAAGTTTTATCTCCTTCTGAGTAGTAGGTTCCTGTTGATTTACCTAAAATTCTTCCGCTTTTATTGTGGCCAACTCTGAGTTCATCAGAAACTTCAAAAACACAGCCTGGGTATAAATAAGCTGCTTCTTGACCTGCTTTAAATACTATAGATTCTGTTTCAAGTTGAGAGGTCATTAAAACCCATTTTGCCATTCTCCTTGCTTGTGACTCAGAAGTTATACCTATACCTAAAATTTCCTTCTCTATATAGCCAAATTTTTGTATACCCTGAGCATCTTCTTCAAACACTAGCTGGGGACTAAAACCTTTATTTTTATCGTTAAAACGCACTAAGCATGCGGTGACTCTTTTATTTTTATTTACCCCAGAATAGACAAAACCCCCTCCTCCAACATTAGAGTTATTAAATAACATTACTGGATTTTTTAAAGAGTCTTGAATAGTAAATATTTTACCCCCAGAAAATGCGACCATTGATCTAAATACAGATGTTATTTGTTTAATTATAGCTAAAGCCTCCCTTCGTTCTGTTAAAATCATATTAGCCGTAAATCTAGGTTCTACAATTTCATGATTTATTTGGCAAGCGCAACCACCAATAACTTTATTGACTGATATGTTTGTATTACCAGTTGAAGAGCTCTTAAAAGCCTCTGACACTGTTAGTGATTGATTGTCTGTTATTGTAGAAACTGTATATTCATATTGATCTACAGTTATAATGGACCCGACATACAATTCTTTTAAAAAATAAGACCCACTATCTCCTATTAACTTATTTTCCCCAGCATTGTAACTTATATTTCCACTTAAAACTCTTGTTATTTGATTACTTAATGGTACTCCACTTACTTTGATTGTTAAAGTTTCCGGGTCCGAACTAATAATCGCCCTCTCTTCTATTAATATCTTGCCATCCCTAGCGGCGGCTTGATACTGAGCCTCGTCGTCCGTCAAGTCTTGGGAATTTGCGTGAATAAAGAATGCTATTTTTTTCCCAGTCATATAGTTCCCATCTCCAAATTCTTTTATAAATCTTGACTTAACCTCATCTGTAATACTTAAATCTTCAGTAGTTGTCATAAGCAAAGTATTTCTTTGATCCAAATCGGTATAAGATTCTAATTTAAATTCTCTTGGATCAATTTTTATAACTAAACTCTTTGGACTAGTTTCTTGATTTATTACATTGGTTGTTGAAAATCTCCTAGGAAACAAATTTTTAGTTTCAATTGGGTATGATGTCTCAACTAATTCATCACAATATTTAGCAACTTTATACAGTTGCCACTTATCTATATCAAATTCTTCTAACCCGTATTTACCAACTCCATAACGGGCGTTATATAATATATCATATAATACCCAGGCAGGATTATCGGACCACTGTTTAAAATCATCGCTAATAGAATGGACAGAGACGGAATCATTATCTTGTCCCTTCATCAAACCATCCCATACACCACTGTAAATCCTATTAACTGGATCGTAATTGCTAGGCAGCAATAGTTTTTTGCATTTTATATGATACGCCCTCGTGGGCAATCGGTTTATATTTTTACTATCTACTTTTAAAGCAACAATTGCACAATTTGTATACTGCATATTTTCATCTATATAATCAACTACATGACTTAACTGAATGTTTCTTGCTCTACTAATACCCCCAACGACCTTATCTTTTACTGTTGGATCAAATTCAGGGCTTAATTTTACAATTTTAAAAATAAAATTATTTCCACCAGATTCTAGATTGAGATAATGATCAAAATTTACAGTTACATCGAATTGATATGCGCTTGTAGCAATGCCGTCAACCATAAAATAAGACTTCTCATCGCTATCGTTTTTTATAGATGTTACTCCATTACCTGATTCTAATGAAAATGAACAGCCTGAATTTGATTCGTGAATATTATACTCCCTTCCACCGTGGGATACTAATATAGCAAATCGTAAGCGATGATTATCACCAAGCTTTCCAACTTCTCCTTGATCATTAGAGTCAGACACTTCAGCTTTGAATGAAAAAACGCATTTAGAAACAAACGGATTAGTGACCGAATGAGACAGAATCTTAGCGTCATTATTTATTGCATCTTGAATATTTCGCCAATGTGGTGGACTACTGTCTGCATTATCAGCTCCATATGGAGAGGGGCCGACTATTATTTGCTCATATCTGATTACGCTAGATATACCTTTTTCTAAAACTCCAGTTTCATTATCTAATCCCTGCTTAAATCTAGGTTTTCCAATTCCGTCCATATTTTCATTTAGCACCCAATTCAGACTTCCAATTTGATTAAAGGTAGAGCTTGTATTTCTTACTTGAACATTATTAAAATATATACCTTCAGTTATATCTTGAGGATCAAGCAAAGCTCCATTGTGGTTACAAAATCCTTCTATAGGACCTTCACATAATAAATCCATATATATTTTTTCAGAATAAGATTCTAACAAGTTATCTTTCTTGGAAGGCTTTCTCTTAGCTTCTTCCCACTCAGATATTCCAGCTGCTCCAATTCTTAATCTTCCATAAGCTAATGGCACAGCAATACCTTGCTGTTTTCTTGTTGTACCCCCTGACATTAAAAAAGATTTTGTGCTAACAGGGTCTTTTCTTTTTGGTGGTTCAGGAGGTTTTGTAATAGCTTGCATGACCAAACCTATTGCTACACTTATAGCTACTTTTGCCAGTAGGCTTCCTCCCGCAAGCCAACCTGCGGCAGTGGTCAATCCTGCAACTAAAGCCCCTGCAACAAAACTTACAGTACTAACGACAGCTGCAACTACAGAGCTTATGACAGCGCCACCTTCAGCATCTGGGAGTATATGAATTTCATCATCTTGATACAATAAAGCTTCAGATTCTTTATGGACATAATATTCGACAGCTTCATCTGCACTATTCATTTCAAACGGACTTCTTCTGAAAACATGATACATTTTACCTTTTCGATCCTGTTGAATTATATAATCTATAAAACCAGATTCATTTGCATCAATTGCAAGACAAGCTTCATGTAGATTGCTCACACTAAGCCTCCATTTTTTACCAAAACGCCTACCTAAACTTCCATATAAATATACAGTTTTCATTTTACCTTAAACCTTTTAATGTTATACACTTATATTTTCATATAAGTAAAATTCATCAAACCTGATACTATATATTAAATATGGTATACATAATTCATCTGACGCATTAATATCAATCTCACTAGGAGTTGCACAGCTTCTAGTATGAGAATGAACTATAACGACTGGTTCGTAATCAATTATTATTGACGAATCCATTAAAAAACGATTTTCTGGATCATGACTAATATTCTTTACTTTTAAAAAGCGTAAACCTTCATTATCTTTATAAATAATTCCGCAAGACTCTTTGGTAGAATCCTCGCAGAATGCATTCTTTATTATGGGTAATAAACCCTGATTCTTAATCAGTTCCAACATCAAATTTATCTGTGCCAGGAAAACCGCCGAATTTCAATAATGTCTCAGAATTTGCCTGATTATATAATTTCAAGTTTTCATCTCGATTATGCACGGAAAATCTCTTTTTACAGGCTTCCAGTGTTTTTTGGCATTCATCCTTTAACCAATACTCTTGAGAAAAAAATGGATGAAATTTTGCAGGTGCATCATGGGATTGAATACAAACAAAGACCTGAGGCGTAGAATTGTAAGGGTTAGAGGATTTTGTTGGAAAAATTTTCACAATATCATTTAATTCATATCCAACAGGATTGGAAGAATCATGATTTCTACCAAATCGGCTCCACTCTTTTACTTCAGAGGAAAGTATTCCGTCTGGATACAAACCGGGATCAATATATCCTACGTTATATTTATCCTCCACTAACGGCATTTTATAGGAAAAGTTGCTTCTTAAACTCTTTCCGTTTGACGTTTCGATTGGCAGTCCTTTATATCCACAACCAACACTGCATCTATAGGTAAAACCACAATACCCAGATAACACAACCCTTGCTGGGACTAAAGTATTCTCTAATTCAAGAGATGAAACAAGCTCAAACCTTATTGCCTCTCGACTTTCTTCAGTTTTTCTACCTATATAATAGACGTCATCCGGAAAATGAGCATTAGTATCTGAAGAATTATATGGATTTGTTTCATTAACAAAATTCTTATTATCTAAAAACCTAACAAAAGTTCTTTTTCTTGTGACTTTGCAATTAGCAAAATCTTCATTTGAGTGAGCGATTTTAGAAAAAAGACCGTGAGGATTAGCAAGAGTAATCATTGGTCTTGGCAGCCTACCATCAGATTTGCTCTCAAAACCCTCCGCAAGCATTGGCAATGATTGATAAGCCTTATTCTGCCAGTATATCGGGTTCCCTTCATTAGAAACTGGGGTGAATCTATACACAGGTTCTGCTCCAAAATTAACCCCGTACACACCAGATAATAAATCAAAATTCGACTGAAGGTTGCTGAAATCTATTTCATATAAATCAATAATAGAGTCTGAAATAACAGACAAACTCTGATTCATTAAATTGGCAGATGAATTCGACATTACGTATATAAAATTATATCAGATGTTACCTCTTCTCCATCTCTAGATCTTATCATAAAGGTGCCAGAATAAAAATTCTCCTTTGCAGAAGATACAATATTGCCCGTATTTCCATCAGAATCTCTATATAAAATTTCTCTATCACCAACAGATGACAATCTTGAATCAGGCTTTATTTCGTCCAATACATCGAATGAAACCTCAAAAAATCTCTCTTTTCCGGGGGGTATAATTGTATCGGCGTGCATTTTTATAAATTCTTCATTTATATAATAATCTGTCGATATATTAATATTTCTATCTTTAGTATAAGTTATAAGACCATCATTTCTTTGTATATATGTTCCAAGCGAATTCAAATTATCATCAAGTAGATCAAAGGTTAAGCCTCCCTCCGAACCCCCAGAGAAAGAATTTTTTCGAATTTTAATTCTTTTGCCATATAAGTCTAAAGTACTAGATCTTAAATTAACAAAATTACCTTCATTATATTCAGGTAATTGAATAATATACTCGGATTGACTTGAAATATTTGATTCTGTCCAGACTGGGGGCGTTATTAAAGAATTTATATAGGCCGCAGACCCTATTGCTAATTCTAAATTTATCCTATACACAAACTCACTAGAGACATGAATTGTACTATATATATATACATTTTGATTAAAAACATCTGCATTCTCAAGCCAATAATTTAAACCGCCTTCATCGACATCTCGACCTAGTAAAGTTTGATATATGAAATTAATACTATTTTGATCAGGTATAGCCCCAAGCCATGCCCCATCCTTAAAAGACGGATGATCGTATATCATGTATTTCATTTTGTATTCTTCTGAATCCATCATGTGATATAAAACTTCTCTATTGGTATTAATCCTGAAATTATCCATCCAACCCTGAGACTCAGCGCTCCCAGGAATCCTATTAAATAACACTGAATATAATGTCGACACACTTTCATAGCTTTTTGCATTATTTAAAAAATCTTGAGAAAATTTAAATTGTTTGGCAGGCATTATTCTTGCCTCGCTTTTTCCTCCATGCAGCTCCCAGTGAGTCTTACCCCATTGATATTTAGTTAATCCAGACTGATCTTTTATGTAATTTGTCCAGAATTGTTCCAAATCATAGTATAGATTAACATATGTTGCAAAGTCAAAATCTTTCAAACCTACAATCTTAAAAGATCCATCCATTTTACTAGAAAGAGATCTAATTGAATCTATATTTAAATTTTCGCCACCTATATTTTTTATACTTCCCCTTGCTCTATATTTTTTATCTATATAAAAAGAACCTAACTCATCTTCTTTTCTAATAACTATAGGAGACTGTGTTGTGGCTTTTGCCGGAGATTTTATAGCGGGTTTGTTAGCTATAATGTTAGAGTCTCTTTGATCCGCAGTAAAAAATAATGGGTACTCAATAAATTGTGCATTAATTGTATGATTATTTTTATATTCGTATGTATGAGTCCAAGTCTGACAAACAAAATTGCGGTCTCGATCATAGGGAGCTGGCGGGGTAAACTGAAAAGGTAAATAACCTTTATTATGTTCTAAAAAATGGAGTATTGCATAAGCTTCAGAATCATCTCTGTTTTTAAAAGTTAAATCCAACCTTAAAAGACTTTCATTGATTCCGTCAGAATACATCTGAGTGGCGCCGTTTCCGAGGTTAGATTTTTGAAGTCTGAACTTTTGACTAACCTTTAAAGAAATTGACGGATTCCATTTAAATGCTCTAGTCCAGTATTCTTCATTTTGATCACTAACTATTAACTCCCCATCTTTATTATAACTTGTTTCATATGGAATAACAAAAGATGAAGCTGTTTTATTTATATAATAATAATATCTATTTATAGGTTCAACATAAACCACGTCATTCTTAGAATAAATATTCGATGAGTTATACTCTTGAGCTCTTCTTACAAAACCTCCATCGTTAGTTCTTATTGTAGAATAATTGTAATTAACTATTTCTAAATTAATATTATTACTGTTTTCAAAACTTAGTTCATGATTCACTTCAGAAGAATAAAACTCTAACGATTGAGTTTTTGTAGAATCATATGGAAAAAAGGTAGACATACCGTCCCACCGAAATCCCTTTATGCTTGAATTATACTCTAAATTATTGCTGATGGACTTTCTTTCGTGTTGCCCTAATTTATTTTCTATAAAATGAATTATAGCATTAGCTTCTCGATTATCCCTATTATTAAATTTTAAATTTGCAGTGAAATTCAAAGAATTGATGCTCTTTGGCATTAGCCTATAATATCCATTGCCATACTGCTGTACGTAATTATTTGATGTATATCTAACACTAGATCCATAGTCTACATCAAAAAAGAAAGAGTCAGAACTCCAACCGTATAAATCATCACTATTGGGCACTCTATTCTCTGTTTTAATAATTGTTTCACTTGAACTGATTTCCGGTGAAGATATGACATCATTCTCTGTAAACCCTCTAACCCATAACCTGGTTTGTTTAAGTTTTTGTAAAAAAGGATCCCTTTGCTCACTAGAAAGATCTATATTAAAAATAGGTGTATCTGATCTATTTGATTCCACTATAGTATCCCTCGAGGCGAATCCCTGCTTCATAGACCACCATTTATTTGTTGATTGAATATGAAAATCAAAAGCGAAACCTTCGTTGTATTTACTTGTATTCACTTTTTCCATCAGGGCCCAACCTTCTTGAATTCCAAACATATAATCTTCCACTTCGGCGACAGAACCAACAAATAAAGCTCTATGATCAATATCTTCCTCTAATAAAGGTTGACTAAACTCACTATATATTCCGGTGGGGTACAAGTTATCCCCAGAAGGTCTAACATTTAAAATCATAATTTCAGATAAATCTTCATTACCACCTGCGTGAGTCAAAAAATAAAAATTTGGAAGGGAAACCTCATTTATAACTTTCCATTCCTTTTTAAGTGAGTCAAACTCTAGTAAATGACAGCAGGAAATAGAATCAAACCAATATGTCGAACTTTTAAAATCTGGCTTACTTATATTTAGAGCTAAAACTTTCACTCCACCACTTGAAGATCTTGAAGGAATGATTGCTCTTATACTGTTACTGCCACCATTTTTCGTCTGCGAGTTGACCTGGTACTCTTGATCTACCCAAGAAATCGAGCCATCTGTATTTATATATTCAGCATCAGGTATCCAAAAATTATCATTATTTGGCAAAAGTTCCTTTTCCTCCGTAATGTTCCAAGATCTTAATTTAGAATCAGCCAACATAAGCATGCTATTATCTCCAGAAAACATTAATTCGGCATTTCCATTTGACGATAGCGTTACCGATCTTGCTCGTTTAGCAAACTGCCATTTTCCATTTACTTTTTTAAATAAAAATAAAGCAGTATTACTCCAAGAACTATGCGTTAACATAGCGAACCAATTGCCATCTCTAGATATAGCGACAGGATTTTTAATACTGTTATTTATTTTAATAAATTCACTGACCGCCTTAAATACTTGACCCTCACCACCATCTTCTAGTTCATAGCTTCGATCTCCGTCAGCATAAGCCTTAATATCTACATCTTTATTTAAATTATTTGATAAATCTAAAATAACAACTCTACCTTTTGGAGATGAGCGGTCGTCGGGATTAGAACTCCAATTATGTGACGCGAGAATCAAGTTCTGATTATCAGATGTAAAATTACCAACAGAATAAAAATATCCTTTTTTGTAAAATTTTTGCTGAAATCCGTTGTTTATTTCCAGAATTGTTAGATATCCTTCTACTGAATAGTCGGCGTCATCCATCCACCCTGCAGAAAGATCTGAATTACTAAAATATTTAGGATTATTTGTGGAAGCTTGAAATCCAGAACCTATTGAATTTTCTGTAGAGATAATCGGCTTAATAGCTTCATTATAGTTATATAAATCCTTCAATTCATACCACGTAGAGTCCTTTTGTAAATTAACAGGGTTTATAGGGATTCCAGCAGTATTTAACCATTGACCATAAGCTTTAAATGAAAATTCTAACCCCTGATCGTTAGATAAAAAAGTTGGTTTATTTATCCATGAAATAGACGTTATCACTCCATTAGAGACGGTTGCGTCAAAAGTTCCTTCGGAACCTGCTATACCAGATTGAGATACTGTCCCCACTAATTTCACCTTTAGTTTTGATGCTAAAATCGCGATTGCCAGAAAAAGCAATCCATAACCTTGGGGCGGGGATATGTTAAGATCTATAATTCCAGTCGAATAACCGTTCAACCACCCAGTGCCTCCATTTTCGAGCTCTAAATCCCTAACAACGCCAGGCCAAGTACAGTAAGCGATATGAGAGCAGTCATCACTTATAGCTGATAATAAAAAATTTGAACCAACATTAATAGAGTCTTCAAGTTGCCATGAAGAAGATTGGGTATTTCTAGAATAAGATTCTAGAGAAGTACCCTTTTTCATGATGCATCTTAATCCATTGTCGCTAAATTTTATTTTATCTATAGATTCCTTAATTTTTTGAGAATAGTCGAAATCAACATTTAAGTTATGTAATTGAAATACATGCTCTTTTCGTTTTGGAGTTCTATCTTCTATATAAACATAAGCTCTATTTTCATTTTCAATTTTATACTTTTTTTTCGTAAAAAAAGTTTGATAATCTAAACCATGAATTTGAAAATATAAACTTTTTTCATTTGGATCTAAATTTCCTGAAGAATTTGCTTGATTAAATCCAGCTATGTTCGTTCTTAGATAATTTTTCATCCAGTCAATCCAGATATCTTCGCCGCCCTGATTTACAGGCAGAGATCTATTTTCAGCTTCTCCGTATTCTAAATAATGCTCTTTTCCCCAGGCTTCTATACCAAGATTATATCCTTCATTTACAGCGTTTTCATAAGCAAGAAGTAAGTCTCCTGAGCGTTTTACATAATTAGTCCAATCTCTACCATTCCATACAAAATTATTAACACCTGCAAGAAACCATTCTGAAGTAAAATTATTTAAAGTATTTTCTGTAGCATCTAAAACTTCACTCAAAACAAAATCCCCAGGAACAATATCTTTGTCAGAATAATTTTCCTTTACATCGATAATTAAAAATTCACCATTACTGTTTTGACTTCCTGATACTACAATTTTTTGACCACCTTGCAAGAATGATACGTCGTTATCGTAGTCATAAATATAAAATGTTTTAAACCCTCCCCAAACCGGCCCATCAGTACTAAAATAAAAACGATTATTTTTACTCAGTGAATAAGATGGAGAATGTGCTATATCATCTTTAGCATAGTAAAATTTATGACTTTCTGGGTGGAATACAATATCAAATTTTTTATAAGATCGGTCTTCAATATAATTACCCAAATAATTCTGAGTGTTAGTAAGTAAGTGAGCCCTTTCCATTATTTAATAATTTGCTGGATTTGTATTTTTGATATAGCATGACTATTCTCAGCTATATTCATTTGCTGGTTTATAATTTTACCTGCGATAGAAAAATGTGCTATTTTAACTCCTTGCATAGAATACATAAATATATCAAATACACTATCATCTAAATTATCAGATTGAGAAAGTCGTTGTTGATCCCCGTAGCTATTTAAATTATCAATTAATTCAGTGCCAACAATTTCTCCTTGAGCTTCTATATTTTCGGAAGACACCCTAGTGGGTACAGCTCCTCCCGCATAAGTAGCTATTTGAGTGTTTTCATTTGCCCTGATTCTATTAGAGACTTTTCTGTTCACAAGAATATTATATTTCAAACTAAGCATTTCAAACCCAGAACTAAAAACTGATTGGGTTTCTGCTCCAGAAATCTTAATTGACCCAAAGGATTTAATTGCGTGACCAAAATCAATATCCTGTTTAGTTAGCCATTTATCTGGATAATTAGAAATAGTCCCATATATATCATAGCTTGCGTTGGCCATAATTAAACCAAAAGGCTTCATTTCAAAACCAAAAGTTTTAAGATACGCATTGTCAAAATTATACCGTCCAACATAATTATCATTAATTGGATTTTCTGTAATACTATCTTTACCTCCACCAGACATAGCTATTTCAGCCAATTCTAAAAACGCGCTCAGATTATCTTTAGACATAGAAGATGGAGATATATAAAAAGAAATGGATAAATTTCCAGTCACACCGTTTTTTGGCCTGTACCCAGCAAACTCAACCTTGGACCCCATAATAGAGTTATCGAAACCACCAAAAACTCTTTCTTTTTCAAGAGTTGTTTGAATGCTTAAACTTGCAGAATTAACAAAAACCTCCCTACCACCTAGTACAATCCTACCATCTTCAAATCTTAATAACGGAGTTGTCATTTTATCTATTTTTAGTTTCGAAACCTTTATAGGTCATTGAAATTGATAACTCTTCGCCCACAGAACCATTTATTGTCTCACCTATTAATCTAACATTATAAAGCTTTAATTGATTTATAACTAAATCATGATTAAATGCATCATAAATATCAACAAATATATTACTGGTCGGAGCGCTTTGAATTCTATCTTTTATTTCCCTTATTTCATATTCTTCCGCAACAATCGATAGATTAAAATCTGTCTCTATTGGATATATAGTATCGATTTGTATTGGTGTTAAATTATTATGACTCGGTCCAGTATTAGTGTCCCAATCCCGTAAAGATCCTTTTGGTAAAGCGTATATAGGTTTTGTGTTAATTACCCTAGTAAAGCTAAAAGAAGTGATTGGGTCAATTTGAAAATCATTAACCGTAACTTTAATGCTGGATTGATCTGGATATTGAATTTCTGATTGATTTAACTGGTTGTCACTTATATCAGTAATACTATACGGAGAAAAAGCGTTTTTGCCAAGTAATAACCACGCACTCCTAATTCCATTTCTTGAGCTACTCCACGACTCACTTTTAGAATAATTTGGAAGCGCTTGATATTGTTCAAATGATATAGTTAAAGTTCCAGAATTCCAATCTGATGTAACTAAATTCGTAGAGGCTTTTTTGCCCAGGTAAACCTCTGCTTTAGTATATTCATTACCTGGCTGATACGGATAATATCTACTAGAATTAAGCATTTTATACGGTAAAACATTCGCAACATTAGCCCCCATATTTCCATATACAATAATATTGGTTTTTATCTCAGGTATATTACCAACATTACAAGTCACAGAATAAGAAGATACTCTTCCTTTGGTAAATCCGAACCCTTTTTCTAACTCACTATACAGTATTTCTCCAGTTATATCTTCTTCATCGAATTTATATTTCCCTAGAGCATTTTTTTCCAATAAAAGGTCGGGGCCAGTCATCAATCTTGTAATATTAAAATTACCAACCATTGGAGAATCTACAAAAGCATTCACAAAGCCAACTCCTGCAATATTTACTGGTTTTTCATTAATGCTATAACTTCCATCGACCGACTGTACCCCCTCAAGCACATTGTCGTTGATAATAACATATTGCTGGTAATTCGAAAAACTCATTATTCAGAAGAATCTAAAAGGCCACCAGGTCTTTGCTCTTCAACAATGATAGATAAAACCTGATTTTTAACTCTTTCCGCAAGTTCTTGACTTTGTTTTTGTTTTGATGATTCTGATCCAGGGTCGGTTTTTTCTTCTGAAGATTTCTGTTCTTGAACCTTGCCATCCTCAACATTAATGGTAATATTAATATTATTAGTATTCGAGCCTGGAGAGTTACTATTTTCATTAAACAGAGAACCTGAAGAATTCTCATCAACAAAACCTCCTTCATTATATTTACCGGCATTAATTTTGTCTAAATTTGATTTACCAATTTTTCTTGCAGAACTTGCTTTAATCACATATTCTCCATTACTCAGCATGGCTGGAATCTGATCGATTCCAGATTTTCCAGAAATCCATCCTCCTGCATTTTTCTTTTGCACTGGATCATTTTGATCGATTTGGGCATCAATAATATCCGGCCTTAAGCCAGGTCTCAAAGATGGAGTGAGAGATCCTCCAAAAGAATATTTATTAATCTTACCGCCTCTTGAAGCGTGTGCATCAAAACTGTCGCCGATATCCATTCCATAATCTAAATTATATTCAAAAGGTTGGCTTTGTTGCAGGGCTTCGCCCATACTCATGCCTGGATTTGCTTCTTGAAGTGCGGAAGCGTCTGACATGCTGGTGCCAGAAGAATTAGCCCAAGAGTTCATCATTGCATTCTCTCCTAGAGCTCCTGATTCCGCCATTGCTTCGAGTCCCTGTGAAAGTCCATAAGATATTACAGTCCCCACTACTCTTGCCAACAAAGCTTTTCTTCTGGCTTTTTTCGCTGCGCGCCTTCTCTCAGCTTCCTGCCTAGCGATTTCCTCTTTTCTTAAAACGTCTGCCATTTCCGCCCTATCTTGCTGTACCCCTACATTTCCAGATTGAGAATAAAAGTATGAGCTCATTTTTTTTGCTTGATAGAGTCTACCAGACTCAATACCCCTACCCCCTCCGAATTTAGATCGAAGTGCAGAACCAACCTCTCCTTTGGGAGTTTCTTCTACATTTCCACCCTCACTGAAACCTGGAATACCAAGAAATGAGCCAACCGCTTTAAATGGACTTGAGATCATACTAAATATATCCCCTAGTCCAGTAGCGATATCGCCAAAAAAATCTTTACCAGCTGTGTACCCCCCCTTTAATGCATTTGTTATATCAGAGCTTGCGGGAGAAGATTCTCCAGAAAATTTTCCCGGACCTTTAATTGCGGATGAAAAATCTGAACTAGAAGAAGGGTTTTCGTTTATAGCTCTTCTGATTGCTGCAGAATTATTTCTGCTTGAACGAAACCCTTGAGCAGGGGAACTAAAAAAATCACCTACAGAGACATTTTTTGTTTCGTTTGGTTCGAAAAAAGATCCAACGCTCCCTCCCGCATGATACTTTTCTGGCATGCGGCCATTATTTAAATTATGCATAAAAGATCCACCATATTTATTTACGGCAGCACCACTCATTAAATATTCTCCATCTGAAACCATTGCTGGTACAGTGCCACCCGAAGAGTAATTCCTAACACCCCCACCTGTACTCATTCCCCCACCGATAGCTCCCACAATTTGATAAGCTGCTTTTTGAAGAAAAGCCTGTTGGATCATTCCTAGAAAATTGTAAGCAACATCCATCAAAGCATCATCTAATTTTTTAGTTCCATCCAATGCAGATCCCATAGCATCAGCCAATCCATTTGCTAGATTTTCAGGTATTCTTTGACCTAATTCATAGTCCATGAATTGAACTTGTTCGTTCATTTTTTCAATGCCTTTTTTGAATCCTCGACCCATGGCTCCTGGACCTTTCATATTTCTGATTTCATCTAACCTAGCTTTTGCTTTTGCGCGGATAGCTTCAACACCTTTATTTTCTTCTTCAGTTATCTTCCCGAGTTCCTTTTTGATTTCTTCTAATTTTTCTTTTTCTTTATCGTTTTCTGTGTTGATTAATTCTTTTTTAGCTAAAAGAGATTCGTAATGTTCAAGCTCTTCTGGGCTTAAAGCCTCCTTGGCAGATAGAGGTTCTTTCCTTGGTCCTGATTGCCATAGTATTTTTTGATCATACTTTTGCAATTCCTCACCTAAACCGCCCAAAGTTTCTTGTTTTTGTTTTCTGTTGACCTCTTCTAGAGTCATATCGCCGATGCCATAAAGTTCTTTATTTTCTTTACTTAAGTTGAGTTTATTTAACTCCTCAATTCTTTTAGCTTCTTGACTTGATTTAAAGCTTGCAACACCTTGCTCTGCATAAGCAATTCCCATAAGAGCTCTTTGTTCTTGGGTAACATGTGTTCCAGAAGATTGTATTGCAGCTTCAGCGATGTCTCTATCATAACCCTGCATTCTTTGGGTTCTTGAAGCCTCTTCATTATACTTTCTTAATTCGTCTGTGTTCTCTTGTTGTATTCTTTTTCTATCTGCAAGAATTTGATTTCTTTCATTTTCTAGGTTGATGCCCTTTACTTTTAAGCCGTTATCTTCTTTTAATTGACGATTAACTTCACTATATTCTTCTGCTAAAGCTCTTACAGCTTCTGTTTGACCATCTGCAGCAGCAGTATCACCTATCTTTGACTCATATTCTTCAATTGCTGCAAGTAAATCTTTTATAGGTATATCATACATTGAAGAGGTTATTTCTGTTTTTGTTGTGCTCTCTGATAATTTTTCCCCCTGGACTCCAAGAGATTTCGCAAGGTTGGCTCTAAGATCTGAATCACCCATAGCGAGATTAGTTATCTTTTGACGCAAGTCGCCTTCGGCAGCTATTTGACTGCTCTTTAAATTATCTGCGGCTTCGTCTAAAGCATTATTGTATTTTAATTGAGCCACTTCTTTTTCACTTAAAAACTTCTTTTGCAATTCTGTTTCGACCAAGTATAAATTTGATCGAGTTAAGGCGTCTTGTTTGATTTTCATTTCCGCATTAAAAGTTCTTTTCTTTATTTCTCTTAACGCTTTAGCTTTATCTATTTCAACAATAACTCCATCTAATTCTTTTTGTTTCGCATTGACAAAATCTGTATAAATTTTTTCTCCTTGAGATTGCACGGCTCTAGACCTCGCCTCTTCACTTAGTATATCCGCTTTTTGACCTTCAGAAGTAACTGCTTGTTTGCCAAGCATTAATTTTCTATATTCTTCTTTTGAAAATTTCTGTTCTCCATAAGCAAGATATTCACTATCTTCGTTTTTGAGTACAAAATCCAACAGCTCTGGAAAAGATTCTCTGGCAGACTTTTTTTCCGAAATTAGAGATTGCCTGAAAGTTTGAGGCATCATAACTTGCCCTTGCGCATCTGTATAACCAAGCTCTCTAGCAACTTTTGAATAAATATTCATTTCATCACTTGCGATATCTACTTGCTTATAGCTTCCAAGTCCAGTTGCTGTTTGCGACTTTCTGGTTGTTTCTGCTTTGCCAGTTTCAAATAAACTTTCTTTGTTTTCTCCCCTCTCTAAAGTTCTTAATTTTACTAGTCTTGAAAACTCTGCAAGCTCTTCTTCTGATATATTTTTTAATTTACCCTCTCCAGCCCTTAATGGAGTCATACCGAATGCAGCTTTATTTAAAGCGTCTCTAACAGTTGCTTCTCCTCCCAAACCTAACCGTTTTGCTGTAGAACCAAGATTTGCGCTGCTTAAGGTTTCAGCTAATTCGCTGCCCTGCATAATTTGAGAAATAGATTGAGCAGAATTTTGGGTCTGAGAGGTTATTACTTGCTTTTGTTTTTCTGTCAAAGCTTTTGTATTTTCGTCCATAGCAGAAGTCCAACCATCAAAAGCTCCATATAACGCTCCAGCAGCAATAACAAAGGGAGCCGCAGGCCCAAAAAATGGAGCAATCATGCTTGCCATATATCCAGTTGAAGCCGCTCCTTGCAAGGCGCCTCCCGCACCATACATAGCAGCTCCAGTTCCCGTTTGCCCAGGGCCGCCCTGTTGCAAATATGACGCAGCCATAGGTAGCCCTAGAATTGCAGTCATGCCCGCATTACCCCTAACCTGAGCTCCCCTTCGCTGCCTGCTTTGTTGAGTTAGCTGAGTTTCGGCTTGAGCTCTAGCTGTTTTTGCTGTAGTTAATTTATTTTCTGCTGCAGCTGCACGTCTTGTCGCTTCAGTTTTTGTTCTTTCTGAAGCGTAAGCAGATTGAGATATACTTGAATAACGTCTTTTGTGTTCGGTTAATTTTTTAATTTCTGCATCATGCTTGGCCATTTCTGCTCTTGATTTTTCCATTTGAGCATTGTAGTCTTCAACAGTTGCATCACCCTTTAGGCCGCTAAATATATCTTTAATCATTCCAGGCATTGCGTAATTAGGCACAAAACCTTTCGCCCCAAAAACATCTTTCAAGCCATTGGGTTCATCGTGTGTATTTGTTACTCCCAGGCCAATAGGATTCGAACTGCTCATGAGAGCTCCATGAGTGCCTATACGAATTTGTGAAACTGGAACACCAGCAGCTCTTTCTCGTCCTATTGCATCGGATAATGGATCGGCAAAGTTGGGGATGTATCCAGAAGCATTAAATAATTTATTTAATTTTCGCCAAGTAGTAGGAAGGCCCTCTTCTTCCAGCCTGTTAAGTTGATTTTGTTTTGTATTGTCAAATTTCTCGCCACCCACATAAATATCATCTCCCTTTTTTGTTATTAGGTCACTCGTACTACTAGTAGTAGTTGCACCCTTAAGATTTGTACGCATATAATTTAAAACTTTTTTGGGAATGCCTCCTCCTTTTGCTGCAGCTAAATTATATTTTGCTTCGATAAGATTCAAATGACTATTGCCCATGAATTCTGCAATATTTTCAGCGTTAGCGCCAGTGAAATCAAAAGGAGCTTGACTATCTGCAACTTTTTTATTATCTAAAGATCCTCTAACTGCAGATTCAAACAAACCTCCCAGCACAGAACCCTCCATATGTGTCTTTAAAACATTAATTCCAGCTTTACCAATTTTACCTCCAAACATATCCTTTCCAATGGCGTGAGAAAATTTATCAAAACCAGGACCAACATTGTCATAAAGCTGTTTCTCTAATTTGCTTTTTCCTAAAATACCTTGAATGCTTCCAACGTCACCATCAGTTATTTCATAAACAGCCTTGGTTGGTAAAGTTGCAACTACAGGAGTTGATCCTTCATCAGATAAATTTCGTTTTCTTAACTTTGGATTAGCCTTGAGCAACTCTTTTGCTTTTGGAGGCAAGCTATTATATGTTTGCTGATACTGTTCACCTTCAGCTGCCCCTTCTCCACCAAACCCCAATAGAACTCCCATTTTTTTGATCTGATCTCCGTATAAAAGATTCAAATTAATAGCAGGTCCAGCTTTTGCTTTAGTTTTTGATTTAGTTTTTGATTTATTAAAATTGGGTATAAATCCGCCTGCGGCGTATGGATCAAACCCATGAACTTCTCCAAATGCTTTCTGGTAATTTGTTCCAGCTCGACTAGACTTGGGGGGCATAATAGCTGGCTGTTGAAAGCCAGCGAAATTCTTAATTCGCTCTGCACTATTGTATATTACAGAGCCCTGTCCAGGCATATCCATACTTCGGATATTGCCTGCTGCATAACCACCTCTCGCGGCTTGTTGGCGCTCTGAAAAATTTGGAATATGCCCTTCGGCTTTTCCACGCCCTTTAGTTAAACCTGGTCCGTATCCTTGTTTATATAAGCTTGCAGCAGTTTGACGAGTAACCTCATTTAGTACTCGAGCTTCTGATACTTGAGCCTGAATCAAGCCAAGAATCATTTGCTCTTTTTGAGTTCGACTAATATCCGTTCTTAAAATTTCCTTGCTTAATTGAGCATTTTGTCCAACAAGGGTAACCAAAGATGTTTGTATAGCTTTCTGTTTTTGAGCTTGAGTAGTTATGCCTATTAAAGAATTTAAACTTTCTTTTGTAAACTTAAATGCTTGAGCAAATAGTTTAACAAACACAGTTGTTATAACCACCAATCCTGGACCAGTAATTATATTACCCAACCCTCTTAAAAATCCCGAAGCAAATTTACTACCCGTACTTTCGCCATCGCCCAACACACCAGAAGCGGTTTCGGCAAATGATTTTACAGTATTTAATATTTTCTCCATTCCAGGAGCAAGCATAAGTTCACCAATTTGAGCGCTTACTTGTTTAATTGCATTTCCAGTTTCACTTGCCATTGCAGACATAGTATTTCTTAACTGCTCATTTTTTTGAATAGCTTCATCTGTTGCTCCTGAAGCAATTTGAGTTGCTGTAGACAAAATACCGTTCTGCTTTGCTGCGTCTCCAAGAACAGCTTTAAGAACATTGATTTGAAATACTCCACCAACAGTTTGTGCAATTTGAGCTTTTTGAGCTTCACTTAATTTATCAAAAGTATTTGCTAAATCTGTTAAAATTCTTTTTGCTCCCAATGTTTTGCCTTCAATATCTCTGACAGCGATACCTAAATTTTCTAATTGGTTTAAAGTATCTGTGCGACCAACTCTAGTAAAAATTGTTTTCAACGAGTTCCCGATAACTTTTCCACCTCGAGCAGTTTGTTGTTGAGCGGCAGTAACCAAACCAATTAATTCATCGATGTCAACCCCAGCCCCTTTTGCGGCAGCGCCTGTTCTAGCAATAGCGTCAGCAAAGTCTTCTGCGCTCACTGCGAATTTAACATCTACAGCGGCAAATTTACTCACCAATTGAGTGGTATCTTTGATTTGATCTCCATAAGTATTCATGGCCGCAGTTAAAGATTTAACTGCTTCCGCAGAATCCATACCTGTTAATCGAGTAAGAATTAAGGCATCTTTTGTTCGTTTTAAAGATTCTTCTACAGCTAAGCCTTGACGAGCGTATTCTGTTGCAGCTTGAGCTGCGACATTAAAAGCTGCGCCAGTTTCTTTGGCGACTTTAAATAATCCGTCGCTAAATTTATCTAAATTTTTTGCGCTTAATCCCATGACAACGTTTATATCTGCCATGGCTTTTTCTACTTCAATCATGTTTTTAACCATCCCCTTAAAAGCATCAGACACTCCGTTGATTATAGCCATACTTGCGCCGAAGGCTATAATACGAGCATTTGCAGCTTCCATTGATTTGGAAAACTCATCCGCTCCACGTTTCATGTTTCCAAGGGGTTGCGTTGCGCCCTTGTCGTCAACAGTTATTTTAATTGGTTGGCGACGTATTCTGTTTATAGCTGCTTGAACAGATGCTTCAAGAGGCTTGGTATTCCCGTGTATGTCAAGATCAATGCTCATTTCCTTATTCCTTAGATAAGGTATTTATACACCAAAATTATGTCACGCCATGTAATTTCATTAAATCTTCCATATTTAAAGAACCACCTTTCTTTTTGGCTTCTGCATGAAGATCTACGCCGCCGCTAGGTTTTTCTATACCAAGACGTTCATAATCTTCTTTTTTTGCCCCAACAATAGTACTTCCATCTCCCGAAGAAACTTTTTCTTTTACTTTTTCGCGCTCAGTTTGCGAACTGCTTCCAAACTCGATAAGTTTTGCAGGATCTTTCATTATTGCTTCTGGAATATTTTCATTATGATCAAATATATTTTTAAACATTCTTGTATAAACAATTAATTTTATTTGATTGTATGTCAATTCACAAAATGGTTTTCCATAAAACTGCATGCTATCTTCAGCAAAGCTAAGATATGGATTGTAAAAATCTTCGAGTATTGTATATTGAACATTTTCCTCGTCGAACCCTTGAAATATAGAGTTGTATTTATGTATCACGTTTTTAATGTCATAATCCTCTAATTCATCGAATACATCTTCAGGAAACAAAGGTTGAGACAAACCCTTATCTTTAAAAAAAGACTTGATCATATAAAAATCATTTGATCGATCTTTTGCATACCTCTCACAGGTATTACCAACAAGATTAAATTTTTCAAGTAACTTGGCTTTAAGCAACTGAGTTTCTTTTTCTATAATTTTTTTTTGTCGATCAATATCTTTTTGAAGCATTAATTTTCTCAGAGCTTTTTTTAGATTTTCGATATACAATTTTTTTGCATTTATATACTCTTCATCAGCATCAACCCATTGATCTTCTTTTTTTAGATAATCAAGCATCTCTTTTTCGGTTGGCACACCTCGCTTTTTTGCTTGATTAAAATAGCGTTCCTCTATTTCTTCTAATTCCACCTGATCATGAGGAGTCAAGTGCTTAATAAACACTTGCTCATCATTGATTTCGGTAGTCGAGTAACCCCGAACAATATCCCTAAATATTCTTCTGCGTTTAGAAGATTCCACGCATTATACGTTTCCTTCTTCGATGTCTTTATCTAGTCTTTCAAAATCTGCTTTACTTACAGCTCCAGAGCTATAATACCAAAAACTAAATAAAGCCGCAACTTTACCACCAACCAACTCATACATCTCATCACCATTTTCTTCTAAATCATAATAGCTTTGTAGTTTTTGCTCAAACTCATTTCCTTCAAATAACGGGTGCATGCCTTCTTCATCCTCTTTTTGTATGAAAGTAAGATTTAATATATACCACTGTATCACTTTATTTTCAGCTCTTACATCAGCAGTATGATTAAATAAATTAGCGTATGAAGTTTCAATATCAATAATATTTTTTCTCAGCAAAGCAATTTCACCAGCAATTTCATTTGACCTCTTTTTATCCTCATCACTTAACCCACTAGTTTTAACATTCAACTTTTCACTTTCTTGTGAAAGCTCGCCGTATTTAACATACATTTTAGTGAGAGACTTAGCATCTTCTACGGCAAGTAATCCACCTGTATCACTATATTTTTTTGCAAGCATAGCCTTAGTTAAAATACCTTTGCGAATGCACGAGCTCATTTCAACGCTAAATTCAAGCTCAGCTTCTTCTATTTGCCTGCGCGTGGGCTGCTTCATAATAACCCTATAAGGAACCCCTTCTGACACTTCTTTAGTGACAGAAATTTCTTCGTCCTCACCGGTTGCTTGATTTTGAACAACCTTAGTTTCAGTTTTCTTGACTTTTTCTTCTTTCTCAAAAGTAAAGCTATAAATTTCTTTTAGCTTTTTACGTGTGTCGTCCATTGTAGGGGTAGTGGTTTGATTTTGTTCTGTCATGATTATTTAAATGTAAATGCTATAGTATAATTATCTAAATCTCCAAGGATATTTCTAATTGTTTCGTTGCCAATATCTAAAGTTCTTTTACGAAAATGTTGCAACTTTTCTTCGTCGAAGTAGTCGGCTTGATCAACAATAGGGACACAACCCTCAGGGAGATTTTTTCTTAATTTACTAAAATTAATCTCATGCTCTTTATGTAAGTCCTCAAGCATTACGAGGAAACCCTTAAAAAGGGACACCGTATTCCTGTGACAACATTTTTTAAAAATGTCTTCTGCGTTCATTAAACCTTATACCTGAAATGATATACACAAAAAAAAATCTTTCGTGTAAAAAGATTTATGGCAGAATTTTTATCACCTTCTGAACGAGCGAGTATTGCGGCGAACTTACTTGATCTTCATGATACATTTGGAAGAGACATTGTTGTATACAAAGAAGCAAAGAAAGTAATTATAAGCACTGATCCAAATTTTAATTATTTGTATGGCAAAGCCGGGCGGAACACTCCAAGCGTAGAAAATGTTCCCGTTAGAAAAGTTTTTAAAGCCAGAGTGAGGTATGATACAGATAGAAGTTTAGAATACTTTGGTGAAACTCAGACACAATCTAAAATCAAAAGACCAGATTCTAATAGTGTTATTAGATTAAAATTAAAAGTTGAAGACTACGACTATATTAAAGATGCCAAAAGAATAGAGCTGGACGGTAGAATGTTTTCGATTTATTCTGACCCAAGACCCCATGGATTATTTGACGCAATACAATTTATAACTTTATTTTTACTACCAATTGAAACTAATGGCCAATCAACTAAATAGATCCATAAAAAATATCATACACAATAAGGTAAGCTCAAATAAAAAATTGCAAATTGAGATCAGACAATTAATAGAAAAACAATTTAAAATTGCTCATGATAAATTAATGAGAGATTTTGACTCACACCCAGTCACACGAGAATTAGAGTCTGGGCCGGGAGCCTCAAATATCACAGGTACTTTATCTTCAGGAAATCTTTTTGGTTTTATTGGCTTCACTGCTGGATCCAAACCAACTCAATCACTACGATCAAGATTAAATAGTACAAATATTTTAATCAAACATAGAAAAATGTCATCATTTGGATTTATTTGGACATATGTAGTCAATTCTCCATCACTTAAAGAATTGTATAAACTATCACCCATGCCTTGGGCCAAAGGGGCTAGTTGGCTACAGGAACTAGAGGGTCGAGGAATACCCAATTTAGGCCAATATATGTATAAAGACATGAGATCAAGCAGGTCAGAAGCTGGTTTTCAAAATAAAAACCTACAACCAGGCGGAAGCATTAAAATGCCTTATATTAAAGAATTGTTGCAAGAATTTGAAAAAAGTTTAAATTCAATCAGCGCATCAAGAGTATCAAAATCCAATTTTTAACATGAAACCACAATTTCAACACGAACTAACTACAAGCTTCATGCTTTGGGCAGACAATTTTATCACAGACAAAGGTGATGCCTATCAAAATTATCAATCCCCGCTATACCCTATGGGAATAGATGATCAACTTGGAGAGGCTTTTGTTGCATACAGCAGTCCGCACAAACAATGGGTTTTTGATAACAGTATTTATGGTGCCCAGGTTCCTAGCGGAATCTATAACAATGGAAACTTTATGCCTAGAGGAGAAAATGGATTAATTTTAGATTTTGATGATGGAAGAGTTATACTTGAGTCATCTTTTGGATCAAACAATCATAATTTAACCGCAGCATATTCAGTAAAAGATTTTAATTGGTATATAACAAACCAAACAGAAGAACAATTAATTGTTGAAAGTAAATTTGACTCAAACGGAAGATTCAAGCAGGAGCAATCCGGAATACCGCCTCACAAGCAGGTCGTTCCAGCTATTTTTGTTAATCCAGAATTAGTCCAAAATGAACCATTTGCATTTGGAGGTGAAGATAAAACCTCAACAAGCATTAGATGCGTGGTTTTTGCCGAGAATACTTACCAACTAGACGGAGCGTTATCTATTTTCGCAGACTCCAAAAACGAAGTATTTAAAAAACTACAGTTTGAAGATTATCCTTTAACTGAATATGGAGATGTTATAGATTTTAATTATTTTAAACTATTAAGTACAAAACCAAAAGATTTTTTCCACATTGAAAACGTAACATGCTCAAAACTTAGCGATAGAGTCTCTAAGAACATTGATCCATCTCTCTTTATTGGTTTTATTGATTTTGAAATCACAAATTTAAGATTTCCAAGATGATAAATTTCCCTTCCGTTTATAAAAAATGTAATTAGAAGAAGAATTTAAATCTCACACTTTTATCATTATGGCAAAAACTTCAAATCGAGCTCGAGTAATTTATCAAAGCGAGGCGCTATACGTTGGCACCACAGACGCAACAGGACATCATTATGCAACTGCACAAGATTGGTCAACAAGTCCTCCTCAAAATAAAGTAACGCACGCAACACATCAAGCAATGCAGGATCACTTGATGGGTAATCCTGATCATGTTACAAGAACAGGAATCCAACAATTGCGCAGAGTTCAAAGTGCAAATTATAGCTTTTCAATTAACCGTCAAGATGTCAATCAATTTGGACAGCTTGCTCGAATTGACTCTGTAGCAATCGAACCTCCTACAGTTAGCTTGGATTTTTCTTATTATTTAACCAATGGAATTAATGAACGCCTTTTAGGTTTCGGCATAACAGGTAATAGAAACTCTCTTACAGATGAACTTTTAATTGGTAAAATTAATCCAGATGGAAATCCTGTTGGAAAAAACTTTTTCATTCTGACAACTCCAGAAGGTAAAGACGCAGTCAATAATGTAGAACATGACAGCGACTCAAATAGTGTGATTGCACTTGGAAATGGTTTCATTTCAAACTATTCTATTGAAGCGGCGGTTGGAGGAATGCCAACTGCTAATGTTACCGTAGACGGTTTAAATTTAAGAACTTACAATGGAACACATAAACTTCCTACTCCATCAATTGATACAGTTCACGGTTATGAAGTGGATGGAATAGAATTTTCACTACCTCCTGCAGTTAGCGGAAAAGGAGAAAGTACAGTGGGAGATGATGAAATTTGGGGTTCCTGGGATGATGGTTATGACGGTGACACTAACGGACTTCAAGACGAAGGCTTATCCTGTCTACGCCCTGGAGACATAACTTTAAGTTTGGGAACAGATGGTATTGCCGGAGGATTTGAAAATTTACCAAAAGACGACCCACGTCTCGCATCTCACGACCCAACCAAAGATTATGCGGATGGTTCTGCTCATATTCAGAGCTTTAGTATTGATGTTCCTATCAATAGAAGCGTCATCCAAAGACTTGGAAATACTTATGGTTATGCAAGAGTCACAGATTTCCCAATTAATATTTCGGTTTCTGTAAATGCGATACTTTCTGATCTTAAAAGCGGAAACGTAGCAGATTTGCTTTTTGATCAAGAAGAGCATGATCTTGTATTTACAATGAGAGAGCCAACCCAAAGTGGAAATGGTCCAATCGCGCTACAATATATGATTAAAGGTGCAAGACTTGAGGGTGAATCTTTCTCGTCTTCAGTTGGAGATAATAAAAGCGTGGATATTACATTTACAGCTCAAGTTGGTGGAGCAGAAGATTTAAATAATGGAGTATTTATATCTGGCTCAAGAAACGCTTTAGAAATAGCTAATTACTTTATTTAATTTTTAAATTAAATAACTCTAAAAAACCCTCGAGTAATCGGGGGTTTTTTATTGGAAATATAACCTTAAGCCGTCTGTTTCAGAAATATCAAACGAAAACTCTACATCGACAGTAGAATTATTATTGACTTGATGCTTGTGAGCTTGTCTTTTTAGCTGAGCCCTTGAGATATCAAAGTTCATGCCCTGAGAAACGTTCAAAGTATTTTGTATCTCTTTTGATGTCAAATCTACATCCGCTACAGCAAATTTTTTATATGCGCCTTCGCCAACATGAATATGAACATATTCAGATTCATAAATAAAATTTGGATTAACTAGCGCATAACCGTTATATTCTAACTTTGTTTTCTCAGAATCGACTAGCGGTATCCTACCCCATTCATAACCTCCTGTACAGACATAAAAATAATTATTATCTTCAGAAATTAACCATTGACCTGGAACACCAACTTCTTCTCTGAGTTCCCTAACAAACGGAACCCTCCTCCACTCATCATCAAACACAGCAACATAATAAAAGCCATCGATTACATAGTCTTGCCCTTGATAACCCAACACCCTTAATCCAACTTTGTTTTGAATAATCATTTTATATACATTTGATTGTCCAAAAAAATCATCTACTCCATTAAATTCAAATTCTCTTAAAATCAAAGACATAGAAATCGTTCCAGTGATAGGTAATTGAAGCTTTCTATCAAAAACATAATTACTACCCAAGCCATAAACAGACTGCCTTTCTACAGGCACGCTTATATTTATTGACTGTACGGCTGCATGAATTGAATCAATTTTAGCTCCCCCCTGAGCTCCGCTAATTTTTTCAATTTCAACTTGTACATCTCCAGGCATGACCGTGGATAATTCTGGGTCCATATGTTCGTCAAACACTCTTCCTACCCTCTCAAGATCGTGACCTAAATCTCCCAAAAACGAAGGGTAAAGAATTAATTCTTCCGGGGAATTTACATTATCTTTTCCAAGCTTTATTGACGGGTATTTAGGATTGGATATTGAATTATATTCTGAAAAATTCATCGAACTTCCCAAAAATTCCATATTGCAATACGGAAAGTTTCCGACTGAAGCATTATAGCTCCATTTTGACATAAAAGCATTCCCAATACCTATAATTGTATAACCATTAAAATCTGACTCTGAAATTATAGATGACATATCCAAATGTTTATCTAAATTGGATGCAACAACAAAAATATTTATGTCATCTTTCTCCTCAAAATCAAAAAAATTTCTGAACAGACTATAGTTTTTTCCTATATAAAGGTTTGCTCCTATCTCATTTTTTCCTTCTGCAAATAAATAATTCATAGAAAATGAAACATCTGGAGATTTTACAACTGGACTTTGGAATCCCCTAGTAATAAATTTATCACTACCTAAAGCTTTAACATCAACACTTTGATTTACAAAAGCGTATTCAATACTTTGTACTCTAATTGCATCAAATAAGATGCTTGACATTGCATATTCTTTATAAGCAGGCGCATCCGAAAATAAAACTCCCAATCTTTCATGGGTCAACCTTGTCATTATTCCTTTTGCCACGAATGTTATTACACAATTAATATGGTTTTAGTGTAATAAACCTTGAGTTATGCCTAATCAAAAAATATCAGAGTTACCTTATAGCGATATTCTCTATGCTAGTCAGATTTCTGGCAATCAATTTTACATTGAAGAGCTTTCCGAGCAAGAAAAACTTGACCTAATTAATTTGCACGCAGAAGAAGTCCAATTACTTGAGGATATCTCTTCATTGCAGGTAACAGAAACATCTGTAGAGTCAAATATCTCTAGTTTACAAGTCACGCAAGAATTAGTTCAGACGATTATAGATGGATTTATACCATCTGAAGAGCAGCTAGCAGAATTGAATCAATTAGATTCAGATATTTCTTCGTTAAATCTCGTAGATATTGATCTTGATAGTGATATCTCCAGTTTACAATTTGATACTTCAGAAACTAGAGGAGATATAGATAATATTGAGTTGAAAACTGCGGACAGACATTATCTTCTAATAGCTAGAGAAAATTATAGAAACGAAAGAATTTCATTTAAAAATTTACACAGATCGATTCTTGAGGAATCTGTTTACCTTAAATCTAATCAAAGAATTGAAGGAGAAAAAACATTTTTAGATCCATGCACAATAAAAAAGCGGTCTAATTTTACAGAAATAAAAGATAACTCAGTCGATGGAGCTATAAGCGGTCATTCATTTTTTGCTCGTACTGGATTTTTTGAAAATTCTTTTGGCAATTTTCCACATTTTCACCCTGAAGAAAATATCATCAACTCAACTTTGTGTGAACAAAACCTAAATATTAGCGGATCCTTAAATCTATCCGAAGACTTACAAAAAGAACAATCGTTAAATATTAAAAATTTTAAAAGTCATCAAGATTCTTATTTTACAAGCGACATTACAGGATTAAATAATTTATATACTCAAGATCTAACGTGTTACGGAAATGCCGGGGTTAAACTCAACCTAGATTGCCATGGAAATATATATACCGAAAGTTTAATTTTTTCTCCCGACAATAAAAAGATCGATTTTTCTAATAATAGCCTTAAGTTTATAAATAATTTTTCTCCCTTAATAAATGCAGGGAATCAAAAAATATCAATCAAAGATAATTTCTTAATACAAAATTCCACAGTAAATATAAGTTCATCCCCATCTGATATAGAGACAGAAGGATCTTTCAACATAATTGGAAACACTTATATCGACAAAATATACAGCAAATATAACAACGAATATAAAACAATTATAGCTGGAGCAGATGAATCAATTCAATTTCGAACCCAAGTCTTACCAAACCAACAACAGCAAAAAATTTATTTACCAAAAACTTTTCATACTGCTCCAGTAGTTCATTGTACTTTAGAAAACTCTGGTGGTTCGGTAGATTTTGCCTTGGTGCAAGTTGACAAATCTTTTATTGAAATCAAACTGAGTTCAGCAACAACCTCAAATAACTTATATATCAATATTTTTGCCTGTTCTCCGTCAGAATATGCACCAAATAAAAATTCTATAGTTAGATTTACTACTGCATTATATGCTACAAATTATTTTATAATAGGCTTCCCTACAGCTCAAGATGAAATACCCACTATACTTAATCAGCTAGAAGGGGATATAATTACAGAACATGCAATATCTAGTGTAACTAAATCAGCGTTTGCAATTAGATTTGCAGACACTTTACCTACAATATCAAAACTTCACACAATTTTAACACTTCCCAAAACACAGAAACTTAATTAGTATGGCAAGAGATAATAGAGTATCATCGATGACAGAAGTTACAGGTCTTTATGCAGACATTGATAACTTGACTCCCCTTGGAGAGCCACCAATAGGAGTACCCTCAGATGAAGATGCATTATTTTTAATTGCTAAGTCTGGAGTAGAAAACCAAAAAATTACTTTTAAAAATCTTAAAGGATCTATTCTGGGAAACAGTGTTTTACTAACTGGGAATCAAACCATCAGCGGAGAAAAAACTTTTGCAGACGTTTGCACTTTCGAAGATACTGTTTTCTTACATGAAGTAATTGATACTACAATAGAAGGAGATATTAGTGGTTATGTTTTTCTTGGGACCTCTGCAGCTTTTGAAAAAATAGGTGTTGGAGATAAATTTAAGAATGGAGGTGTTGAGCCTGAATATGATTTACAAATTGAAAAAGATGTTCTGATTAGTGGAGACTTAAATGTAGACGGTTCTACAACTTTAAACGGAGATTTAACCTTGAGAAATCTTGAAGTCACAGGAAATATGAATGTTGATGGTAAAGGAGAATTTCAAGGTGATTTATTTGTCGAGAATGATTTAAATATAGATAACGATTTGCAAGTATCGGGAAGCGGAATTGTAGATAAAGACCTACATATTTCAGGTAATTTACTTGTAGAAAATAAGATTATAAATACCACAAACGAAAACATTTATATTAATTTTCAAGATAACGAGTTGGTTTTAAATTCAAATAACTCGTCAATAAACATATCTGATCAAGAAGTCTCTCTTAAAGCGAACAACAATTCAATTTTTAAAATCAATCAGGATGGAAATATTTTAATTAACTCAGATACAGACTTAGGTATTTTTAATGTAAGTGGTGAAGCGTATATTGATTCTTTATATTCTCAAAGTTCAGATGGATCCTGGACAAAGCTTTTGCCTGAAACTCAAGATCAGTCAATTTATTTTTCGACCCCCCTATTAGAGGGGAGAGATAAGCAAGTTATTGAGCTTCCAAAAACATTTGGTTCAATTCCTAATATACAAAATTCCGTAGAAATACAGGGGGAGGCAGATCCAATTTTAATTAATTTTTCTGGAGTGAACGAAAATTCATTTGTAGTTTTCTTTGACAGAACCCTCGATACTAATAACTATATTTTACATACTCAAGCTTCAGTTGGAGGCTCAACTTCCATCAACCAAACAACAACTCAATCATTTGTATCTTCAATTGCTGCAGGATCGAGCTCTTACAATATTTCTTATCCAGAAGCTTTTTCATCGAAACCTTCGGTGTCAGTAAATTTAGAAATTGTTGGAGGTCAACTTGCGGACTTCGAACCTTTTGGTATTTCAAATATTTCTGAAACTTCTTTTGATTTAGTTTTTGCCTCGAATATAACGCGAGAATATAAAGTTCACGTTTTTGCATCAAGATAAGTCTTGACAAAGCTTTGACTATTTAGTATAGTTAGAGCATGACAAATCTATTATACAGAACTAAATGTTATTTGGTAGGCCACATGCAATATGTGAGTGGTCGTAATTGGAGAGATCATGCAGCTGAAAAACTTGAACCTTTAAGTATTACATGTTTTGATCCTTATAAAAAACCATTCATAAAAGATGTAGAAGAAGATGAAGCGTCTCGCCAAGAAATGGAAACTTGGATGCGCACTAAACAGTATGATAGGGTCACAGAAAGAATGAAAACTGTAAGAGCATACGACCTAAATTTAGTAGATAGAAGTGATTTTATTATCGCTCATCTTGTCCCTGAGGTCGCAAGTTGGGGAAGTGCAGAGGAAATAGTGACAGCTGTAAGAGAGAAGAAGCCTGTATTCGTAAGTATGGAGGGGGGCAAATCTAAAACTCCTTTATGGATGCTTGGAATGTTCCCTCATAAATATATTTATAATAGTGTTGACGAAATCATAGAAATGCTTTATGCTATTGATGATGGCAATAAATCAATTGATTCGGATCGCTGGAGACTTCTGAGAAAAGAGTTCAGATGATAGAAATATTAGCGTCCTCATATGAATTATTTTCTGGAGATTTTTTATTATTCGGCTTACTTGGTGGTATAGCAGCGTTTATAAGAAAGAAGGAAGATACATCTTTTTACGATAGTTGAAATTAATACTTGACATTCTTTTAAATTTATAATATAATCAATCCCATGAACAGTAAATCAGCAAAACAAATTCGAAGCATATTAAATTATGATCCGAAACTAGCAGATGAAACTAGCAAGCGAGTATATTCTCGCGTAAAAAAACAATACAATAAACTTAGTGAAGGAGCAAAACCTTTATTTTTACAAGAACTTAGAAATTTATACAAACAAAATTAATTATGAGTAATCAAACGCAAGAAAAGCAAGAATCAAAGTGGCGCAGCAGAGAGCTTGGAGCTCTATGGGTGCGAAGTGGCAAAAACCAAAAGTATTTGTCCGGAAGTATCAATATCGAAACAATGCCTGGAGTTACAGAAAACATCAAGGTGGTTGTATTCACAAACAAAAACAGAGAGAAGAATGAAAAAGCTCCTGATTATGTTCTCTATCGATCTGAAGATCAAGAGCAGAAAACAGACACAGATCTAGCAGCCACTGCAAGTCAAGCAGCTAAAGAAGTTAGCAGTGAAACCCCTCAACCATCTCTGAATCAAGACTCAGATATTCCAGAAGAATTATTTTAATAATATATGAACAATATCTTATCTAAATTATCGAGTACTGGCGAAAAGCAATTTTGGCACAGTAAAAAGTTTTGGGCAGCAATAGTAGCTGTAGCAGTCCCTATCTTAAATCATTTTTTTAAGTTGGGATTAACGCAAGAAGTTGTGGTTCAAGTTGTCGGTCCAATTTCGGCTTATATTCTTGGCCAAGGTCTCGCTGATCTAGGCAAGAACAAAAGTTAATCGTTCTTTGAAATTTAGAAGTATAAATTTCACTTTGTTATTAATTAAATAATTAATTCACCTCATTAATTTATACTTCAAATGGGCGCGTACTGGATTCGATTTAAGTTGGATGAAATATGGCGCAAGTCGAAGAGGTGCCTGGCTTCGTTAAAAGGCACAAACTTGTACATGGCAAGAATAAAAATCGTGTCCAAGCTTTCAGCCCAGTGGCTGAGAAATTGGCTTTAGCAGCTTAGCTCTGCTACCCCTCCCTATCAGACGCAGATAAGATAGGTGAGGGGTCATTTATCTGCAAAACAGAAAAAGTTTATTTGTATCACAAACTGTAAATAATTGAAACAAATGGTTGGATGTTTATATCTAAACCTTAAAAAAAATAAACTAAACTTGTAGACTCACACTTCTTAAAATTTAAAGACGCGGGTTCGACTCCCGCCGCGTCCACCAATTATTTTAATGATAATCACACAAAAATGTATTTTTGATGATTCTTCTAAATTAATTTTTTATGATCTATTAAAGACCTTTGAAGCATACTTTGCAAACGACATATTAATGGAATCAGTTGCTACAAATGGCTCTAAATTTTTAGACATAAACTTTAATAAAAATAGCATATTCAAGGAAAATTATTATACGATATTAATAAATGCCCTTGATTGCTATCAACCTTTTCTAAGAGTTGATCAGCTATTCAAAAATAGAATTGAGCTACAGTGTTGCTTTTACAATTTCGGCATAGCAAAAGGAGAGTCATTTATATATATGGTAAAAAACACAATGGATTGGACTAATAACAACAATTTTTATTGTCAAGTAATTAATTTAATAGAACCAAACGAAGAAACAATTCAAAATTTTTGGAGATCATGAAAATTTTAGATAAAATTAAAAAAATTATACCGACTAAAAGTTCGATCAGTGACGAGGAAGCCACTCTTAATTCAATTATATTAAATAGATTGTTTGCAGAAAAAAAATCTTTAAATAATCGACCTAATGAATTAACAGAAGAAGAGTGGGTTCGCGAAATAAATTCGATGATTTTTTCTTTTAGAACAGTAAAAAGCAATGTATACTTAAGATCGCCCACAAGGAAAAGGCAGAGGGAATTAAGAATACAAAAAGGTTTTAATTCCTTTATTAACTATTATAATCAACTGTGATATGAATGAAGACGAGGAAGATGATGAATTGTTTATTACAGGTCCAAAAGATTATGACGAGCAAACAGATTCTTTTCGCATGGACTTGGAGAATCTGATTTATCATTACATTGATGAATTTGATATCAATACAATCACAATCATTGGAGCATTACAAGAAAAAGTAGTCGAACTTGCCAACGAAGGAAATGTAGAATTTGATTCGGATATCGATTTAGATTAATTTTTCGCTTGACTAAAGCGCCACATTATGAGATAATACTCTTATATGAATAAAATCTCATTAAACAAAGATGGTACTCCCCGCAAACGCCGCAACAGTGGCAAAGGCGGTTCCGCTATTGTGACCTTGTCTATTCAAGAGATTCTCGATCTTGCCGCGCAAGATGTTAACAAAATTCCTGTGAGCGAGGATTGGGTAAAGGGAAGACTTTACGCAAATTACCTCTCAGGCAAAACAGTTTCTCATGATTTTTCTGATCTGCAATCTGTAGAAGACAAGATTGAATACGCACTTACCGACTTTGACAATGAATAATTATTTTTCTCATCTTATTGGGCAAGACAACGTAAAGAAGAAGCTCA